AACCTGTGTTTGCTGATAGATTTATATAGTTTCCATTTTGCAGAAGTTCCCCCAGGATTGTAGCTAATTGCTGTTTTGTAACTTTTGCCACGTCATTTCCTTTTACAACCAACGCATAATCAAAGTCCGTCAACTGCGATACTTCATTTAATTTTTTATCTGCCATAATCGTATTTTTTTAATTATTTATTACTGCTTGATTTTCTACCACTTGAACATAGCCACCCGAAACAAGATTTTCCAAATCGAATGCCATGCCTATTCCACTGTCACGGATACAGAGATAAAGAACTTCCTTATCGGTGTAATACTTGCCTTCCTCCAGTACCATGTTATGTACCCAAGGTATAGGATCATCCAATGTACCGGAGTGTTCTATCTGCACAACCTTGTACAAGGATTCCGTACCCGTTCCCGGCTTCCAGTCCTCCTGCGGTGTATGTTTCTGTACAACCTCGTAGAGTGTACCATCATAGCGGAACCGGAACGACACATCAACTTCCGTACCTATCAGATCCTCCCATGCCGGAAAATAGTCTTTCTTTAACAATGCTTCTTCTGTAGTAAGCCCAGCATTGTTGATATTCGCTGAGATATCATTGAGCAACGTATCCACACGGTCAAGTGCTTCAACGTCTATAGCCGCCACATCAATAAATGACGTTTCGGCAATCATCTGCTCCTTCTGCTTCGATGTGATCTCTTTCCACACAGCCACATCCTCAGGGCTGTTTATCAACACCTGATTTTTAAATCTTCGTTCCGACAGAGGCATATCCTCGGCCTGTGTCAGATAACAATCATAACCTGCTTGTAATATCATCCTTGTTCCTCCTTTTCTTTTGTGTCCAAATAATCGTTTATGGAATCCGCATAAACTCCCGAAAACAACGGCGTACAGTCGCGTATAATTCGTATTTCCCGTTCATCGTAATCTACTTCTCCTTTGCCAGAGTAAATCTTATGAGCCAGAGAACTGGCGGCTATGCCCGGAACATTTGTGTATATGGCATTAGCCAATGACTCCGCGATATCCTTCTCAACTCTGATATCCTTCTTTATCCCTGTGTAACAAGGAAATTTTGTAAAATCTATTTTCATAATTTATATTTTTAATTCCAACAATCAATCCAGTTCATAAACCACTTGTTATTATGCTTGTCATAATACATTGCTGCCGCCTTTGACTTGGCCAGGCCTATTGAAGTGCTGACCTCCCCGGAATTCCAGCCGACAAGATTTGTTCCGGCTATGGTCACATCACCACCAGAAACGTTTCTTATCCAGTAGAATTGCCCGTCCTCCGCAGTGGACGGAACAGTCAGCGTAATACCGGACGTTACAGCCATGATAACACTATCCATCACTGACAAAGTTGTGCTCTTGCTTATTCTGCGCAATCTGAGCCTAAACCCACAGATGTCCCCCTTGACGATATACAACGCATGATTCCCGGTATACTGAAAATCATTATCATCATAAGCATGGGAACCTTGTATGTCAAAATACATGCCCACATTGCCATACGCCGTATTCGTTATATTCCTATTAACCGAAATACGGGATGGGCATAATATTGCCCCCCCACTAGATGAAGGAAAAGTATCCGCTCCAATAAACACGCTTGAATAACTTCCGGTAAATCTTACCAAGTTGGCGGAAAGGAGCATGGCATTATTCCCGGAAACCGATTCCATACTTGAGGTGGAAATATTGAAACCGCCAATATTTCCACCTGTGGCAGTTATTGTCCCCGTGATATTTGCCTTCGTTGCAACAAGATTCCCTTCCTGATCCACCCGGAACGGAGCACTGCCCGGAACACCACCGCCAGCCCATATCCTTACAGGTGTCGTACCAGCTTCCTTGCTCTCTCCCCCTGTAAGACCGGCTACAACATTGTTATTTGAGTCCTTTATTATCAGTTCATTGCCTTGGACGAAATCAAGACTGGCGTTCTTGGCAATAATAAGACTGGTATAGATAGGACCAACATTACTTAATTCCGTCCAGTAGGTAGTGTTGGTATAGGTTATAGAAGACGAAGATGTATGTGTTTTAATACACTTATAAACATCCCATCCGTCCACCGCACTATTGTTTCTCACCATTACGATATCAATATACCGCGTGCCGCTTGTAAGGGCTTCGTCATTTCTGTACGTTACCCCGGTTGTCCATTCGGAATCCCGTATGATACAGCCCTGTATTCCTTGTACGCCCTGATCTCCCTTATCTCCTTTGTCCCCCTTTTCACCATCATCACCCTTGTCGCCTTTTTCTCCGGTATCGCCCTTCTCAGCCCATACGTCATATTCGGCTGTATTCACTTCACCCGTCAAGCAGTATCCGCCATCGTTGAAAGTGAACCGGTTGCCGACATTATCCGTCCAACACCACAAGGGAGGATTCGTAGTGGATGCCTTGGCTACATAAGAGCCGCCACCCATCGAAACGACACCCATCTTGGGAACGACCATTCCGGTCTTGAACTGCCCCATCTGGGTGTAACCCTGTCCATCCACGCCATCCTGAATCATCGGCACGCTCTCTATATCAACCAATACACCTTTCGCATCATAGAATGAAAATATGATTTTGGAAGAAATGGATGAAGAAGGAATAGAGACACCATTACTGGTACTGATTTCAGAACCGTTATCTATGGCATATTTCAAGGTTCCATCCGTAGTGACTTCCGAAACACCGCCAACTGTTTTCATCCTCGTTGCAGAAATCCCGGAAACGGAATACGTACCGTCTTTCTTCTTCACAATATTGCTCGCCGAAGTGACCAGACTATACAATACCGCATTCTTACCGCCACGTACACCGGCAAGCGTGAACTTGAGTACACGTGACTGTTCCACACCGTCAGCCATAGCCTTCACGGTAATTGATATCTCAGTACGGTCAGCAAGAGCCGTTCCTTTCGCCACAGATAATGTAATATCACCCGTAGACAAGTCATAAGAGGATGTTACACCTGTCACGCTCTGCACGGATATGGAGGAAAGGGAAAGCTTTGTTGCTCCGTTCCACATGGATGCTGTTGTCGTAATTGACACCTCATCCACTGTTTTCCCATTCTCGTCCAATGCAGCATTATCCATCTGGTTATCCAGGTCGGCACTGATCGCATTGAACGAATGGTTAGCCCACGGTTCGGGAGTAGAGAAAGCACCCCATATACCGTCCTTCTTCGTTCTTTTGCTTACCCATTCATAGGGTATGCTTGCCGACACGCCTACAGGATCATCATTCCAGCCGGAAGGCACATAATCGTCAGTCTGTGATGTTTCTGGAGTGGAAGGTCTTGTATTCGTCGTGGTGTTCGTGAAGATAAACTCATGATCTTTCGCATCCCTTCCGTCTTTTCCGCTTTGGACAAGAAGTTCATATTCGTCGGTATTTATCTCGCCTGTAAGACAATATCCGCCATCGCTGAACGTAAACCGGTTGCCGGCATTGTCCGTCCAGCACCATAAGGGAGGATTGGTAGTGGATACTTTAGAAAGAAACGAACTTCCTCCCATTGTAACGATACTCATTTTGGGAACAACCAAGCCGGAATACCACGGACCGCTATTGGTCACGCTCACACCGTCCTTTCCTGGTGCCCCCGGTGCTCCCGTATCACCTTTAGAAGCAATCTCCAGCCAATCGCCGTTAGATCCCGGTGCAGCAGACGAACCATCCTCATTGATACACGCCCACATGCTTCCGTTATAAGACAAGCTATCGTAGTAATCGTAATGTACGCCAGGTATATAGCCTTCCTCACGGAAATTCAAAGTCTGTACAGGTGTTCCGTCTGGCTTTATCTGCTTGATAATACCTGTCATATATATATTATTCAGATACATGGAGTAACCATCCATGTTCAACCCGAATATATTCAGATTGGAAAGGTCGCCATATTGTAGGGCGACATTGGCGGCGGAGATCTCCCATGTATTCTGCTTCCACAACATACGGGTGTAAGTCCTTGTTTCATAGACTGAGGTCTGGCGCTCCGTATTAGTGAAGCTGCCGTATGCCACGAAAGTCATCATCTCAAAAGGGTCGAAAGAAGAAGGCCACGATGAAGAGGTAGGACGCAACTGGTACTTAAATGTTTCGTTTCTTTCACCTGTAACTTCTGTAATCGTGAAATAGACCGTACAGAATCCGGCAAAACGTCTGTTGCCCTTTCCATCGTCGTAATCCTCCGTAGCGTTCCCGGTGATGTTATGATAGATACCCATACAGATATCACCTACTGCGACAGCTCCGATCTCACCATCTTCCAGCTTAAGTGTACATGTTTTGGTTCCTGTATCTACTGTTTCTATAATACCAGCTCCGGGCGCACGCCACTTGTCTCCCAGCGTGACCATCACACGATTGTATCTTAATTCGGGAACTTCAAGGAACCGGCGGATAAACATGCTCTCAAACTCTCCATGACCTGTATCGAATATCTTGGCTCCGAATCCGGTCAAGCCGCTTGCAAAACCATTCTTCCCGAAAACAGCACCGGCAAACATGCTGAGAAGGAACTTAGTGGAATCCGCCACGTCCTTCCGCAAGAATATCTCTTTCATCTTCTCCACACTGTTCTCTATCTCAACCATTACACGTAATGCGCTCATCACGTCTTCATCGGTGTAGGTGACATCCTTGTCACCCTGCTTTACGATGCGGTTTATCAGATTCCCGGCTATCTTAAGACCTTTGAGGTAATTAATGATCCCTTGCGCATCATCATCGTTCAATGCGGAAAGGAACCAGTTTTGTACAGGCGTGTCCTTATCCAGTGTGTATGCGGAGTTGGCGTGATCGGCGTTGGTGACATCTCCCCCTCCGCCACCACTGCCGCCACCGCCGTTCTGCTTTATCTCTTCAACCTCAATGGAGATCTTACTAAAGTTGCTGTTGATGCGGTCTGCCGTTTCGCTCCAAGTTCCTGTTTTGTTTATTGTATTAAGCTCCATATATCCTGTTCCACTTTTACCATTCCGCATCCGGATGCACTTCAACGGACAGATGATTCATTATTCTGATGATTAGGTCTCGTATCATAATATATATTTTGAGTGTTACTGATTATTTTCCGAGTTATTCTACAGATTTATAATAGCTAATACAACCGGTTCATACGCTCTTCCTATTTCACGCAATCCACCGCTATCATAACTCGGATGAACCCCGTCTCTTCCATTTTGTAGGACTGTCGTAGTTGCACCGTATAAGTCACATAGTGATTTTTCAGAAAGTGAGCCATATCCATATATATTGTCCATCATCGCATAAACAGGAACAAGAGTAACATAGTCGCTATAAGGATTACCTGTATCATCGTTTCCTTCAAACAGTGATATGATTTCTTCGGCAAATGACAATACACTATATTTCTTAGGGCTGTTGTTGTTATTACTACCGCCCGAAAAAATCATAAGTTCAGCACCATAAACCTCTAATCCAAAAACGAATTTAGTATCCGGATACTGGTTGTGAAATTTATCAATAATTTGTTTCGCACGTAATCTGGCTGTCTGTACACTTTCTGAATTTACGTCCTCATAAGACTTTACCTCGTTGTATCCCCACTGGAGAATGAAGATGTCAGGAGCATCAAATCCCCAATAATCGAAGTAGTATTTGAAATCCAACTCATCAGTTGACGGATTCCAGAACGGATTATACCTCGCATCATCCGCAGATGTGTATGTAATCGTTGCATCACCGGCCAGAGTGTTACCATTAGCGGATTGTGTTTTTGTGATTGTACCGCTTGACGGGAAATTCCCTGTTCCTGACGTATCATCTTCCGTACCATCACCATAATTAGGGTCTGAACTGAATTTCCCCAATTTTAGTTTTCCGCTATATTTACCATCACTCCCTGCTGTCAGTCTGAATCCTCTCACTACCCAAGATATATTATTCCCATCCAAGTAAGACGTACCGGGATAGCCTGTAACCGGTAATTCTGTAATCCCCGAAACGGTCAATATCTTTGCTGCCCCTTTGGGTTCCGTGATAAAGGACATGTTCCCGCCACTCTGTACCTCACCCCAAATATCTTCGGCATAACTGGAACCGGTAGTTTTAGTGCGGTTAATCATGGTTCCGATATATTCAACCGTAACATTATCTTCTTCAAGCAAATTTTTCAATTCAACTTGCCAGCCACCCAGATCAGATATACTATCCCCACTATCCAATATCTTAACTGTCTTATGGGATGAAGGATTGGCAAGTATATTAAATTTGACTTGCAGTTCTTGCAACAATTTTCCAAATTTTCGAAGCGTAAGCTTATTATTAAAAACAGATGCAGCTACGGGGACTCCTGACAATTGCCTGTCGAAAACCTTTAATGTGGCGTTTGACACTGAGAAATCAAAGTTATCATGACATGAGCATTTTATAGCCTGCTTATAATATAAATTATTTTGCCGATTGGCTTTGAAATACAAACTGGACGGCAATACTAATTTTGCCGGGAAAACTTCTTCATTTATAATTTGCTTAACTTCATCCTGTGTCGTTCCGCTGCCTATGCCTTCGGGTAAACTTTCCTCGCTAATTACATAATGAAAAGGCTCGTATTCAGTTGCGGTTGAACCATACTCAATCTGTCCTTCTGTCTTGTAATTTGAAGCTAAGAATGTCGCTCTGACATAGGCTGTATTACTTTCCAATGTAATGGTTAAGGTCTGTTTATTTTGAGTGGAAGTTATGAATGTCTTATCCGAATCGTATTGGCTGAAATAAATTGGCCCCAAAGCAAGGGGATGGGCTGTTATCATCTTTCCTCCCTCTACGGCTATATAACCGGACGTCACATAAGTGGTGCTGTTAGCAACAGTTCCATCCTGACGCAAAAATCCATTACCTGCCTTATCCGGATCAAATAAGTTTTTTCCGACCACCACTTTAGGCATTTGACTCTGTAATGTATCTAATGTTGCATTAGTATTATTTATCGCCTCTTCTTGTTTCGCAAACCTTTGCTCATTATCATAATTCTCTGTATATGGTTCATAGGATGTTGCAGTGCTTCCCTCAAAGAACATTGCATTATCAATGACAGCAGTTGATATGCTTAATCTGATGTAAGCAGCGTTTGACGGTGAGTTAGTCACGCCTGATTTGGCCGCTTCTTCTATCGCATTAAATTCTTTGTCAAACCAGACATTTGATGCACCGCCCGTATTCGTATTTTGGATATAATATGATGTATTTGGATTGACTTTGATATAGTGAGATAAAGACAGGGTTGAATTCGTTTTTAAATTACCTGAGGCATCAATATAATACCCATTCTTTACGGTTAATTTGTTAAATAAGTTCTTACCCAACGAAACACTTTTCTTATCCGCCATTTGTGTTTCAAGTTCTGTCTTATCAGCCGCCATTTGTGTTTCAAGTTCTGTCTTATCAGCCGCCATTTGTGTTTCAAGCCTCACAAACTTCTGCTCGTTATCATAGTTGTCGGTAAAAGGCTCATAGGATGTTGCCACATCTCCAAGCTCCATCTGCGCTGCACCCAACTGAGATTTAGATATTGACAGTCTTATATAAGCTGCATTTTCAGGGGTGGTAACAGTTCCGTCCTTAATTGCAGTCAATACTTTTAAATTATCGTCAAAGATAACGTGATATGCTCCACCAACACCTGTCTTACTAATATGATATTGTGTATTGCCTTCTATGGAGATGTAGACTGTTACGCAATATGAGGAGAGCTGTTTTAAACTTCCGTCTTGCCCCAAATAATATCCATCTGTCAGATTCGATGGATTTATAATATTTTTTCCGACAGAGTATTCTTTTTTCCCTGATATTCTAGCATCTATTTCGGAAAGTTCCGAGGTCAAGCTCTTGCGACCATTCGGGTTAACCACCGCATCGGTTGTGGTAGCCGGGTAAATGGTTTGGCTACCTTTGGTCAGCTTATATATTTTTGCCATAATAAATCTCCTATATTTCTAAATTAGTAACTGTTTCTTCTTCCTCTTCCGGTGGCAAAGGAGGTACAAAATCACTCAGCACATCTTCATATTCATTATCCGACAATGGGAACGCCTGAATCGAATTATATGCGGCATAATCGGGATAAGATGTTATTTCCACCGTGCTTTCATCGGTTTTCCCGGTAGTCAGTACGATTCCTGTATCTTCAACGGAAACAAGGTTGCAGATGCCATCCTGAAAGTCGGAATCGGATATGAAGTATTCACGTTTGACCTTCAACATACCGGGAGAAAAACAGGGGTTGTCAAAAGCGACAAGCAGGTTGCCGTCTTCCATGCGGCTGCAACCGACATACTCATGCCCGTCAAAGGAGACTATGAACTTTCCCTTGAACGGATTGAAGTAAGTGAACCGGAAAGGAGTATTCACATCCCCGTTCAAGTTCTTCTCTATGATCTTAAAATCGGACTGATAATTAATTCTCATAACTATAATATTGATGTTACATCGTCTATTTCCTCGGCTGTCAGGTAGCTGGATAAGTCAACACTTCCGCCACCTCCTGTCGTGCCTGTAGGACTCCATTTTCCCTTTGTTTTGCATTCATATATAGGACCCGGTATGGTGTCACCCACAACAGCCCAGTCACCTACAACAGGAGATGGAACAGCCTCTTCCAGTGATTCAAGAGTAGAGAACAACCCCTTGTTGCGGATACCGTTCTGCTTGACCTTCTCCACTTCGGTAGAAGTCTTGCTAAAGTTGTTGTTAAGACGGTCTGCCGCCTCACTCCAAGTTCCCGTTTTGTTAATAGTATTCAGTTCCATATCACTTCACTTTATTTGGGCAACATGTTCTGATCCCATACAATCTCAGAACCTTTAACCATAATTATGCGTCCTCCCATTATCTGGGTCTGATATATATAACCGTCACTTCCTTTTTGCTCCGCGACCATACTATCCGGGCGGAAATATAATCTATCACTGCTAGAAGGATCGAACATGGAAATACTGGGAATCATCCCTCCAAGCCCGTACTGTAGGGAGATACTGAACAGTTCTTCTTCATTATAATCATACATTCTGATAGACGGTACGGAATACTCATCCTCAGGGGATATTACGATCTTGTAACCATTGGATGATATGACATTGACAGTACCACTAAACTCTCCCTCTCCTTTTATCCAGATATTGCCTTCCTTATCAATCTTAAAATTTCCGTTAGGTGACTTTACATTTTTAAAGATTCCGCTTTCCGCATTGACTTCCCCCCGGAAATATCCGCCCAAAGCATAGATATATCCTCTTAAGAACACATCACCGCCATGAGTGGCAACGAAGTTCGCCATGTTCGCCCATTCTTCATCCGTAGGCCGGTAATCAGGATCATTACGGAACCTCATTACGGTCAGAATTGCCTGTTCAAGTTTTCCTCCTGCCCAAAACGCCACATCATCATCGTCATTGTATATGCCGCTAACTCCGGCTGTGACCTTCTGTAACTTGCCATTCTTGTAATTACCCAGTTGGATCATATTGGCCAATATCAGACCACCAAGAATATCCACAGATCCATCCTTGATCGCACTGGCGATATAATTGATTGACTGGAAACCGGCTGTTGCCTTGTCATTGTCAAGAATTGAAGGCTTCCAGTCAGTAGCGATGGTTCCACGCTCTAACTGAAGGTCACAAACGGTTGCGGTACCACTGACAAGAAATATACCACTGCCATTGAAGGTGATCTTATGGGTATATCTCTGATAAGAGGATGTGAGAGGCTGAGAAACACTAAAAGAACCGCACGAAACAGACACAGACGTACCCTTTGCTTTATAACTGATAACATAACTTTCTCCTTTAATCAATGATACGGACTGGGACAAACTACCGATTGCAGCAGAGTACCCGGAGCCGGCATCACTGTCCGCAGATACGGTAGCCACACCCGTCCAATATTCCAGTTGCTTGCTAAAAAGTTCGGTATCCGCCGATAGCTCGGTAGCGGCAGACAGGTCCTCTGTTTCATAATCTCCGGTAAACCCGGAATTACGCAACAGATTGACACTTCCGACAGCCGCATTGTCTATCGCATCCTTAGCCTCTTGGGCAAGATCAGCCGCCGCCTGTATCTCATCCGGCAAGCCTTCCATATTCTTCCATCCGGTGGAACCCTGCTCGATATGGAACATACCCTTGATATCAACACCTTTATCCTGAGTGTATTCCATGTAAGTGGTCCGGTCCTTGTCACCAATGTACGTATCTCCGTACACCTTCATCCGGGCCTTGCCGGTAGACCTGTCAAAATCAAAAGAAATGACATCTTTCCCGGTCAAGGTAAAATCATTAATACCCTGATACATGATGATGGACGGAGAAACTTCGTTCACCGAAGAGAGAATTATCGCCGCCTGTCTGGTGATATCAGTCTTATGGCCCAATCCCACGATATCATCACCTGCCACCGGAACATCGTTCTCGACATTAGGATCACACACGGTCTTGGACAGGTCTATATAATTCTCACCTACTGCTGTGACCAACCGCCAGTAATAGCGGTTGCCGACATGATGCGAAATGCCTGTCTTGATATTGCACTCCTGTGCGATGGCGAGAGATCCCGGAGTAAACTGGTTCTCTATCTCAATTCCGTCTTCCTCTTCCTTGAAATAACAACGGTAGACATCATCCAACTCATCCACACGGTTGCATTTCATGCCTGCATGGGAAATCACCTGCTCGCCACCTACATACGTCTTCTTCTTTACTTCAAGCTCGTCAAAAACGGCTTTGACCTTGACATACAGATAATCAACAACAGCCTGTGACATACCGTTCTCAAGTACAGTAATTCCACTACCGTTCTTACCTATAAGTAAACCCTTCAAAAAAGTGATCAGCTCATTGGCTGTGTCGTTATTTATCTTTGAGATAAAATAACGGGATATTCTGCCAAGAATATCTGACACGTTGAGAGAGACACCCATCCTCTCACCTATGATATCCCCGGCTATCTCTGTAATCGTACTTCTCAAAGCGGAAACATTGGCGGACAACTTATCTGTTAGCTCCACGGATATATCATACAGGCAATTTTTATCCGCCTTACAAGTAAATGAGTTCACATACATGAAGTATTCCTTATCATTATACTTTATGTATATACGCGAGTTCTCATTCAACAGACCAGCTAACATACTGTTTTCTGCAAGGAAGACACGTGAGAAACTTACGGAAAAAGAGAACTTCTCATCGTTGTTTTCAGACATATACTTTATCAACGCCTCATCTAATCTCTTCTCGGCGGCAAGCACAAGAGATTTCGGCATTTTAATACCTGTAATCACAAACTTATCCCCAACAGAAGGTTTATAGTTATTTGTGGCATTAGGCATAACAACCCCGAAAGTAGTATTGTCCTTTTTTACCGCAATCCAAACCTCATTTGTAGAAGTGTTTTGTTGGCTTTCTATATATTGGGATGTTTGTGAAGTAACCTTCTGTTCAAAATCTCCTGCTGGTAAGTTCCCGGAAGAATCCACCAATACAGGATTGAATGCCCTTCCCGGCTCATTGTCCTTATAGGTAACTCCTATTTCAAACTCGCAAGCAGCACAATTACCCGTAGTCATATTGATTACAGCCGTACCACCTTCCAAACCTTGTTCGAACAGGTTAAAACCGTAATCCCCATTATATATATGTAATTTTATGTAGAAATAAGAATGTACATACTCATCCGTGCCATTGAATATATTATTCCCTTCTCCTGTTCCGAGTTCGTCACTATCGTTATCATCAAAAGCAATATCCGCAATCTCACCAAATAACTGTCCCGAAGCGTTTGTTACATTTTCTATGGTAGGCTTTATATCGCTAAAATCTACCTTTATCTCTTTTACTTTCTTAGAAGAATATGTATTTTTGAAAAAATAGTAATCATTTGTACCGGGTATTTTATACGTATCGTTAAGTGCATTGTAGAATCTTTCCGCTCCATTTGTTTGTCTATAAATGGAAGGCATAAGGTTTTGCGTGCGTTCTATAGTACCTTTTTCATCATCATTCGGATAGTAGAAAGGTATGTTGTCAGAGCTACCAACACCAGTAACGCGATTGACGGTCTTATAATTGGCGTTTGTCTTTTTTATTGATACAAGCCCTTTCTTGTACTCGAAAGGAGTAGAAATTACATTCTCTGTATATCCTATGTGACAAACCTTACCTACAAAGTAATAAGGAAGTTCGTATATGGTATATATGGACTGTAACGCTTCTGCAAGGTATACGCTGTCAAGAGAAACAAGTTTGCTTTCAGAAGTAATATCTTCATCAATCACTATCGAATATCCGATACCCGATTTTGCCATTGAAGCGTTAAGGCGACCAACAAACTCGTTTATATCCCCCATGAACTTGACGGAAGTGGAATTGGAGTGATACGTGTCTTCCCCGGCTGTCACCACGTCCATGAAATATACGTTTTCCAGCACGATACGTTCTGAAACGAATTGAAGCTCATGCTTGTACATGATACTCTTGTTGTCCTTTGAGGATGTAGGCACTTGGTCAATATAATATTTTTCCCCCCTAAACTCAACAAACTCTTCTCCTGTCCATAGTTCGTCTAAGCATGAAGGATAGTTCAGTGTAGCGGTCAGTGTGGGAGTTCCTGCCATACGTTGTGCCGTATAGGTGTACTCACCTAATTTTGCAGGCATATCAGCATTCGGAAATTTTACTTTACTTCCTTGCGTATCAAGTTTTAATATGTACAGACTTTCCTTTTCCATTTATTCTTTTACCACATCAATTTGTTCCGTAACTCCTTTGTCCTTTTTTTGCTGTTTCTCCAACAGCTTTTGAGCCTCTTCCTTCTCCTTTGCTATACGTTGTTCTTCATCGGGAACGGATTCGGTGTTTTTCTCAATGGCTGTTTTTGTGGAAAGAATGCCGGCTTGCTTCATTGAGATAAGTATGTTATTATACTCCGTTGCGCTGAACGGTTGCCATATTTTGAACTTACAGCTAACACGAAGTTTTTTAAACTCGGTGACGGCATTAAGATTTTCACTTTTGTTTACAAGCTCTTTGGCAAGCCCTTCCTTGAACAGACGCATCATCTTGTCGGCGAAATTCTGCCACTCGATAACACCCTGTTGGGCGTTCTTCAAGTCCAAGTCACGGGTAAGCGTGATAGCCAGTGCGCTTATGTCACCGCTCGACTTGACATCCTTCGGTAAAAGGAAAGTGCAGGAAGTGTTTATCTGTATCTTCTCGAACAGGTCTTGCAGACTGTCAAGCATTCCTTGCGGACTGGGGGGTGCTTTAAACTCTGCACTTCCGTTCCCGTCCATTGACTTGTCCTGCAAAATGATACTTCCGGCAAGTTTCTTGGTTGTCTCGGATATATTTCCTTTGATATACAGTATTCCCCAGCCATGCCTTTTCTGAATGACAAAGAAGATGTTATAGATAATCTCGTAAATCTCAATAAGGCTTTGACCGTTGTTCCACGCCACATCACCACGTTTGGTGCACAATGGTATCTCGCTGAAACCGTGCTCAATCGGAGTTTCCCTTACAAAACCGTCCTCTGCGGCTTCTTCACCGTCTCTTGGCGTGTGCATACGGTACATGTAGGTATCATCGTAGCTGTCAATATATTCCACACCGTTTTCATCGGCATAGTAGACGCTTTCAAGAAGCCTGTCGCCGTTGTTGTCATTGTGCGATATGATAACGTAACCATCCTCATAGCTTATCAGACGGCATTTGATACGTCCCTTATAGTCATAATAGAACAGAAGTCCGGCATCGCCTGTGGCAAGCTGCGAACGGACTGCCTTTGTACGCCATCCATCCATATTCCTGTCTACCCAATACTCCTTGATTGTGGAATAGTTGGCTTTATCTTTCTCGGAAGGAGTGCCACCTCTCAAAGACAATGTACAGGGATTTCCGCAAAGGTAGATTACGTGGCTCGCCAGTATCTGTTCTTGGAAAGCTAATGCCGTGCGCTGGAACTTGATTTCCTGATATCCCCCATCTTCTAACTTGACGCAAATGCTCGGCAAGTTTTGATCAAATAATACCTCATGGCTCATCGGGTCAAGCTCTTTCAGAAACTTTTCCTGCGAAACGATATTCTTTTTTACATTCGGAAGCCTTGCCGTGCGTGTTTCGGTAATGGTTGCGGACTGACCGTCGGAATAGTCGTTTGTAGAGCAAGTGTCACTTCCTCTGAAAAACGGTTTCTTCTGCAACAAGGCATTTACGTTCCGCAATAGATATGTTTTTTTCTCTTCCCGTGTCATTTTTCCGCATCAATTAGGTTGTAATACTTCATGCAGGCTTCCTTGCTCGGCATTGCAGAACACTCTCTCGAAGTCCATTTGCAGATAATGTCGTGCTTCTGCGGAACAACGATTATTCGCTTCTGCCCCTCTTCCTCTTCAATATTGAATTTATCGTTCAGCTTCACGCGTGCATCCAACACGACCTTACTTGCTTTGATAAAAGTGTCTGAATCTCCACTTGTTTTCGCATCGTCAGCAATCTGTTTCATCTCCGATATTTCTTTCAGCAATGCTTCTCGGTTCTCATCTTTAGATATGGTAGTGATAGCACCGATGCCGAAAGGTTTCAGTTTCTCGGCAAGCATGGATAACACCTTGTTTGAAGGCTTATCATCTTCTTGGTAAGCAACCTTTGCAGCAAGAGCCTTATCTACGAAAGAATCACACATTACCAAATAGGCAACATCTCTTACCCTTGCTTCAATTCCTTCTGTCTTAAGGGAATTGATAATATCCTTTATGTCGTTATAGCTTATCATATCCTAATACCATAAATGTTCATCGTAAATACTTCCTTCTGTCTGTGCATGGCTCGCTTGTTTGGTTTCTTCTTCGTGATTGTAATACCCTGCTTGAATCTCATTCCCGTATTCAATGTTAGCGCACGGAAGCATTCTCATAGCGCATGGGTCTAACAAGTCCATCGATCTGCCTTTCCCCAACATCTGATTCATTTTCTTCTTGTTCCAAAGCCGTTTCTTTCCGCTCTGCATATCATCAAACCGTACAACAGAGCATTCTTCCATAAATTCGTTCTCAACCGTCACTTTGTATTTCAGGTTCTGGTGAGTGTATGTCTGTACGGCAAGTTTATCGTCAAAGGTTAGATTACCTTCCTCGATCATCTTGCATAATCTGATATAGCACATATCCTTTACTGTCATTGCGGTAAGTTGGTAAAGCCCGAAAGGTTTATTTAGTGAGATATAAGGTACTGCATCGGGAATGTAATCATTAAAATACCGTCCGGCAGTCGCGTCAAAAATGATATGACTTTCAGCTGTTCCATGCTCAAATGCAAATGTCTTCACTGCCATAGCGTTTTCTCTCGGAGTGGACTTGCTAAGAATGAGAATGTCGTATGCGTGAAATCCATCCCATGCAAGTGCAACAAGGTTGTCTGTACCATAATCCGCCAAATCCACGGTAATCCATTTGTCACCGTTCACGGCTGGGTTGTTGTTGAATACGCCTTGCGCGGAAGTGGATGGAATAGGTATCTTTTCGTTTTCTTCGGGGTCAACGTTGAAGTTTCCCTCAATGATAGCTTGTGCCATTTTACCGCCCGAAGCGGCAACAGAGCCTATGTAATTAGGATTATTTTCAAGCATAGCCCTATTTTCAGATAGCTTACCTTGATAGAATACGAATGACTTAATCATATTCGTATAGTCAAAATCACCTCCAATACGGGCAAGTTTTCTATCAATATCTATCTTACACTTAGCATAAACTTCTTCTTTGGAATCACCCCAAACCACATCATCAACGGTAGAACCGTTAACATAGAAGTATCTCACTTTCCCGTTTCTATCCGGCATAATAAAACCGTCAACCCCAATGTACCAATCCAAGAACTTTCTCGTCCAATGGCTACGTTTCGGGTTAAGGGTAGCAAAGAACTTTCCCGTAAACGTCTTTGAACGTCCACGGTTACGGGTCTGCACATAGCTGAATGCTTCCCAAGACATTTCGGTAATCTCATCAATACATATCGCATCAATCTGTTTACCTTTCCATTGCTCACGCATTTTGTCAAGATTAGTATCATCTATATAGGTCAAGTCGCAATATGCACCACTTGGGAATGATATGCGAGGGCTATCGGCAGTCTTTACAGAACAATAGTCACCGAATATAGCCTTGAATGTATCTACGAATGAACCTCCCGTCTTTTGCGACTGCAAAGACCTACGTGTAATAACTGCACGGAAATCCCCATCTGTCATTAATGGCTCTGCAAGAGCGAGAACAAGAGCAAAAGAGTTGTGGGTAACTGTAAAATCATCAACCATATAAAGACCGCTCGGATTGTCAACGGAAATACATCTTCCTTCCTTCATGCCGATATATTCAGCACTTACTATTGTCTTTTCAAGTTTTAAGTCCTTGTCAATCTCTACGTACCCATATTTCTTTACTCTGTTTTTCTTTTTGGGTAATGAAACTATCTCATCATTAAATTTAGTACATATCCAAATTGTATATGCTTCATTACATGAGTGGAATACTCCATCTCCGTCTTTATATCCAGCTTTCTTTGATGTTATAGATGATCTACCACCTAAAGAGCGCACAACAAAAGCAACATCTTCTGCAAGTTTCTTGCTTATCGTAGTATAACTTACATGACCTCTATCATCTACATATCCATCCGTATCAAGCAGACCGCATAACAATTCCTTTCTTTCTTCTATTGTAGAGTATTTATAAAATTTTGGAATGAATTTGTTTGCAGCGGTACATCCATTCATCTTTAAAGTCTTTATATCCTCTACTATGTTGTTATTGCTTATTATGTAAGTTGCACATGAATCAATATCATTGGCATACTTTTTAGACATATCATAGCCGTAAGACTTGAATTTTTCTACAATAAATTCATCTGGTGTACATAGGTATATACATCTATCACATATACTTTCTCCCATACATCCATCACCAATTAATGCCCCTAAAACATACGGAGCTATTGGGCGTGGCGTTGTAGGTGTGATTGGTCGAGTAAATTGAACAGGTTCGGGTAATGGTATATTAAGATTCTTTCCTTTATACATTCCCTTGTTCTTATTTTTCATCCACTCATATATTTGTATAGCAGACATCAATCTCCAACCATCGTATTTCTCTTTCTCCATATCGGAGTTTCTACGCTTTGATTGTTTTCCTGCAACTCTTGCTTTCCAAAGATGTCCTTCTGTACAATCCATATATGTACCATCAGAGAAGGATATTCTATAAAATGGAAACATAGATATGGGATGTAGATATATTACCCTTTCTTGCCCACCCGTGTCAGGGTTAGATATAATACTACCTACTTCAATATCTCTAAGTTTCCTTAAACCGTATGGGGTTACTATATGAGAATCAAGCAATGCCCCTTTTCCACCGCCAAGATTTCCTCCACCAAACACCACATCCACACACGATGACGCAAACTGCATTTGGAATCCTTCTTGCGGCTTGATTACGACTTCTCTATGTACTTCTTGCTCTTTCATCAAAAGCAAAAATACCTCTTAATAATAAGGTAATATATACTTAAACCAATGTCTATTTATCATAGTGATAAATACAGTGATTTTTTTATAGTTATACCTTTTTATTAAAGCATTACTTTCGCATATAATCATTATAAAACATATAGTGTATGAAGTTTACGAAAGAGCAATTTTCAGAAGCACTGAAAGTGAAACTCACCAACAACGGCAAGAAAAACTTAGCTATGAGTGAGAGAAGTTTCAACGGCAAAGTAGAAAGAATCTACAAGCGGTTGGAGAAAGCGAGTGATAAGGACGAGTTGGAACTGGATGATGTTGTTGCCGACTACTTGGATGACTTACAAGAGGACGATAACAACATACGAAATGACAACTCAAAATTTATAAAAGAGTGGGAAAAGAATCATCCGAACAAGGACGATAGAAGTGATAACAAGGATGACAAAGGAGACGAAAGCAAACTGGATAAGTTGCTCAAAGAACTCCAAGATTTGAAATCAGAGCGTGAGGAAGAGAAAAAGGTAAAAGCTATCTCAGACAAACGCAATCAACTCAAATTAGCCTTAAAAGGGAAAGAGGTCAAGAACGAGGATTGGATTAACGACCAACTCGAATTGATTCACATTGATTCTGAAACAGATGTTGATGCTCTCACAGAAAGACTGGTCAAGAGCTACAATAAGTTTAATGCTAACACTCCACCTGACATCACTCCAGGAGGCACGGGAAGCGGTAAGGAAAAGACCGATGACTTTGCCGATGTGGTTGCTGTCGTAAAGAAGCAATCGCACAGAGAAGAAAAGTAATAATAATTTAAACCAAAAAGAAAATGTCAGATTTTTATCAGCAAATTCTATTAAACAGTGGCTACCTTCCCGGTAGAGCATTGGTTCAGGCTCGCGGAAGCATTGGTGGACACCGCTATGTATTCGTGAAGTTACAGATGAGCGGAAAGGACGCACTTGTATTTCCTACCAGTGGTGGAATTGTTAAAAACCCATTCAAAGGTAATGCAAGAGCTTTTGCCGGAACGCTCGCTGAATATATTCCCAGTAATGGTTCTAATGGAAGCGAAATACGTATCCTAAAATCGTATGCGGTTGCAAAAGCTACAACTGAATCTACAGACACGGATATTTACCTGAAAAGAGACGGATATTCTCTTATCCCATTCGTAGGAGATATCCTCATGGTAGCACCTTCGACATTGACAGGAAAAGGCACAGCGGTAACAATTACAGCCGTTGAAAAAGCGACTGACGGAACGGCTGGCGATGTTTGGAAAGTTACATTGAGCGCAACCCTCGGATCATTAACAACTTCATCTGTCCTTGTTGAAGCGAAAGAAACAGGCTCTGGTAAAGAAGCGATGGTTACTAATCCTAACTCATACCTTCCCTGCGACTTTGATTTTGTTTTTGACCCAGCTACATCCGAAGATGATTTCGATGGTGCAAGATACCTTATCACTCCTGCATTGGCATTAGGAGATGTATTCCTCTACGAAGACCGTATGCAACCTCTTTCGGCTGCATTAAAAGCTTTGAACAAGAGCAAGGTTAAGGGTTGGTTTAACATTTAAAATTGACGAGACTATGCCTAAATTTGATTTTAATAACAGCAGATATGCAAGATTTTTTTCTGACAAGACCAATCAACGTTTCTTGCAATCCTTTGTCAATACAGAAGGTCTGCTATACACTAATTATGGTTGGTACAAGACTCAAGGTGTAAAAGCTGGTGCTCCCACACCTACCGCCCCTAATGGCATCGCTACTTTTTCTGTGAAAGGACGTGACTTGAAAGCCGCTCCTTTGATGGATTTGCGTGCACCTCTTGGTGACAGTAATCAAATGGATAAGGACGGTCTGTACTGGTACACCGCATCCATTCCTGATTTTATCGCTCCCGGTTTCGTTGAAACAGCTATGGAACGTGAAGCAAAAGAACAACAGTTTGAGTTGTTTGGAAACGATGCCGATTTGGTAGCCGCTTGGGTACATACATTACAGTCCCAGCTTGATAGTGCGGACGCAACCATGAACTTCATGACTGCACAGTTAATGTCTAAAGGTAATATTGACTACCGCAATATCGCACGTGGTATTCAAATTCCGTTGCACAAAGCAGACATTCCGGATGAAAATTTCACTAAAGCAGGAACTAAGGTGTGGACTGACGCTGAATGCAAGATTCTGAGCCAAATGGCGGAAAAGGAGAAAAAATATCGTGAAAAATGGGGATATGAAGGTGCAATGGAATGGCAGGTTACACGCAAGATGTTTTACGAAGTAATGTTGCAAAATGCCGAAGTTAAGGAATTGATTGAAAGTTTCAAGAAAAATCCTTTAGCTTACATCGCAACAACCGCTACTGCGCCTACTACACGTGAGTTGTTCTTAGCAGCTTTCCGTGATTATCCCGGTGTATCTCCAATTGAAATTGTAGAAGAGCGTGAGCGTAATCTTACCAATACTGGAGACACATTCGTGCAAGGTTGGGATGATAAGATTGCAGTTCTCCGTCCTGCCGGATATGCTTGTGAGTTTGAATACACCAATAACTTAGACAAACAGATGTTTGACAAGTATGGTTCAAGCGTAATAACTAAAATTTTTGCTCAGGCTAATGATGGTCTCTGCACGATTGTGAATACAACGACAAACAACGGGCTGTATAAGGAATGGCATACGGATGTGATGATGTCGGCTTGTCCTGCACTGAAAACATTCCGCAATCACGTCATTGTAGACACAAGTCAGGCAGACGATTAATGTACAACACATTGCAACAGTAGCATTTATGGAAAAATCATTTGACCCGATAGCATACCTCAATGGGCTTACGAGATTTGTCTTTGAAGATGATGCGCTTGAAAATATCGCATACGAAAACGGTTTGATGTTTATTTCAGACCGTTCCGAAATAGACGAACGCACTAAAGACCATTGCCTTATCGCACTATATGAGCTTGTCATTAACGGTCCGTGGTCTGTGGCTTCATCATCACTCCAGCATGGCAGTTATAGACAGGACGTAGGCAATGAAACGGTAACGGCTCCCATAATCCAAAACTTGAAAGACCGTCTGAAAGCACTGTACAAAAAGTATGGTGAAGAAGAAGCGTTGGGAAGCATGGATTCGGGTAGTATGAGTTGGGTCAATGAAAATTCATTAGATGTATAGCTTATGCGTCTCAAAAGAAAAGCAATAGCAGAATATCCGTTTCATGGCATATTCTACACCGTGATAACGAAAAAGCCGGAGGACGGAAACCTTCTCGGTAACGGAGGATTGCTTGGGGATGAAAAGACGGATAGTTCTCCCGAAGTCCCCACTACGGGAGAGACCATCCTTCTTGAAACTGAATGTGACATACAGCAAGCTGCAAAGCTGATTAATTCTGGTACTATCATGGCTGACTATAAAGTATTTTTCCCGTGCAAAGTTGGTGAAAAGCTACCTATACGTTTCAATACCAATTTTAAGTGCGAGGATTATGCAATACCAATCCAAGGCAGGGTTATAGGGCTTGAATATAGTCAACTTGGTGGTTGTTCGGTTGACATAAAAATGAGTGAAGTGTAAGCTATGGCAAAGAAGGTTAAGACAGATTCATTGAATAAACTTATAAAGTTCTTATCGGAAGAAGCTGACAAAATAATTGCAGAAGAATTGAATAGGGTTACTTATAAAAATGATACAGACAACCTTCATGATAGCTACGGATGGGGAATATATGTTAATGGCAAACTATCCAAAAGCGGTTATCAAACGAAATACGCGCTAGCCCCAAGAATTTGGGAGAGAGAGCCGCTATACGGACGTGATGCGATAACGGAATTTCTTGAACATAAATATAAGCCCCATGATGGAATTGATCTTGTGATAGTAGCTGCAATGCCATACGGACAAATATTACAGGAAAAGTACAAATATGAGGTAATCGCCATTGCTCAAAACCAACTCAAAGCATTAAGCAATAGAATTAAAGGTTCAACTTTTGGAATTATAAAGAACGGTAAATACTGAATATGGATAGCAAATACAAAACAACATCAAAAGTAGAAAACTTTTTTTCCATGCTGCTGACAAAAGCGGCTATCTCCGATAACCTATTTATCGGGAATATGCCTGCCACTGTTGAAAGCGATTGGAAAGAAATGGTGCTTGTTGACGTGCTTTCCATGAAAGATTACGGAGCTTATGCCAAAGGTTCTGCCAATGTGTTTTTGTATGCAAAATCAGTTGACAGTCATGGTACGAAACCCGTGAAGGAGCTGTACAAAATGGAACTTGCTCTTGACAAGGCTATTGAATCATGCAAAGACCTCCATTATGTGATTGATGTAAACTTCCGTGATGCAGATTATGACCAGAATAGAAACTACTACTACAACGTGATAAACATAGAAGTAACAATAAGATAAACAGATTATTAACAAGATAACACATTTTAATTATGGCAGTAAACAATACTGGCGCAACAGCCAAAAAATTTATCAAACCTTCTTACATCGTGGCAACTCTGTTCACTGGTACTGAAGACGACGACGTGCCAAAGGGTGACTCTTACATTCTTGAAGATGTAGTTGAAGACACCACTTCAATCGCTCAAGACGATAATGATGTAAACGACATCGAGTGTGAAACTTCCGACAGTCCTATTCTTTCCATCGTGAAACTCGGCAAATACCAATTTACAGCTGAGGTCGCAGATACACAAAAAGATCTGCTAATCGCTCTCATGGGATTTACGGCTGGAACTACTGTTTCTACCAAATACTTTGCTCCTGCTCAATACAAGAAATTGTATGCAAAGATTGACGTAGTGTTTGAGGAAGGGGAAACGATGACAGCATTTGTGGTTCCAAAATTACAACTTAATTCCAAGCTAATGCTTGAATCATTAAACTCCAATATTGGACGTATCAGTCTTGCAGGAACAGCGTATGATGCAAATGTCGCCGATGGAGCAAAGACTATCAGAACTCCGTTTTATGTGGATTCCGCTTATACCCTACCATCGGCAGGATAACCCATAATAGATAAGAAGATTGTTTTACAGGGCGGTAGGCTGGATATGCCGCCGCCCTTCATGCTTATAATCATGGCAGTATATAGAGCAAAGAAAAAAGATACACAACCAAAGAAAGACGCTGTAACAGCTCATACTCCTGTATCCAATGAATCAATGGAGCGTTTGGCAAGGATAATGAACGACAGCCCAAGTATTATGAAACTCCACGGTACGGAGTGGTGTATCAAAGGATTAAAGCCCGGTGTTCAATGGCTCATAGCCGAACAAGCGTGCCGGATCGTCAAAGGAGAGAAACTGAGCATGGGAGATGTTATCAAGGAGTTTGCAGTAAATCTACCAGCAGTGGCACATGTAATAACGCTTGCACTTCTCAATGACAAGGACAGGATATTCTCTGATTATGAGAAAAAAGAACTTTCAGATGACTACCACAAAGTCTATGACCTTCTAATGTGGGGGGAATACGACATAAAGGATTGGGCTTTATTGCTCGGTGAAATCCTTAACCTCATAAGCACGGATTTTTTTTTCGAGAGTATCAATGTGATTCAGACCGTGAGGGAGATGACACTGGCGAGGAAGATGAAGAAAACGGAACAAAGCTGATAATATCCCGTACCGAATGGGGGCAGATGATTGATTTTCTGCGCTCCAACACTTGGTGCTCTCGTGAAGAATATTTATGGGAAATGACGGTCGGGCAAGTCCGGTTAAGCTCGTTTGATTTTTCCCATGTAGAATACGGAAATAAGGATAAGAAAAAGAAGAAGGTCAACAAGATAAGTTCGGTTGACGATTTGAAGAATTTGAATGATTTGGGTATGCCCATAATTAATAAAAAAGGATAACGATATGTCAGATAATGAAGCAGGAGCATTCCTCAACATAACACCCGATGTATTAAAGAAGTTGGACAGTTTCGATGAGAAGCTGGAGAAGATAGAGAAACATGCACATACCGCGGCGGATGCGTTGAAGAACGGTTTTGGCAGTGTGGTAGTAGATACAAGAAAATTGGAAAGCGCAATCGCTTCGTTAGCCAGCAAAATAGGCGCGCTGAATACGACAAGTAATTCGGTCGGGAACATAGGCACGGCGGCACAAGGTTCTGCAAGGGGTGTTTCGTCCATGAACGAAAGCCTTACACGTGCTGCATGGTTGCTTAACCAGATAGGAAATATCAGAATAGGTCAAAATTCATTCAGCGGTTGGAACATAGCCGAACTGAAAGAGGGCATTTCTGACATAAAGAAGTTCGTTGAGAACACCAAGACGCTTTCAAAAGCGCAACAGCAACAAGCGGTTGAAGCCATGCGCTACATGAAAATGGAGCTGGACTACCAACGTCAGACAGATGAACAAAGGGCGCAATCGGCTGAAAAGGCGGCACAACGCAAAGAAGCAGCCGACAGACGTGCTTACAAGGCTGGGGCAGACTTGGCAAAAGCGCAAAACTACAAACAGAATACAACCGCACAGGGTGCGCTTGACTTTTCTAAAACAGCAAATACACTTCAACGGCAAATCACGGCAATAGAGTACCTAAAAAAAGCTCGTTTGTCTTTAAACACTACAGATGCCAACTACAGGCAGACACTTGAACAGATAAACCAAGCCATCGCCAAGCACAACCAAGCCTTGCAGCAAGCAGGAGTACAATCGCAGCAACTGGCCACACGCCACCGGAACCTAATGGATACGGCTGGGCAATTAAGCCGTCAGCTTGCCTTGGTGTTCTCCGTATCACAGATTGAAGGGTATATCAGTAAGTTGGCAAATGTACGTGGAGAATTTGAATTACAACAGCGTTCCTTGGAAGCCATTTTACAGAATAAAGCGCAAGCAGACCAGATATTCAACAAGACCGTCCAACTTGCTGTAAAATCGCCATTCCAAATTAAGGAACTGGTTACATTCACAAAACAGCTTGCAGCATACCGTATTGAATCGGATAAGTTATATGACACGACAAAACGACTTGCCGATGTATCCGCTGGTTTAGGTGTTGATATGGGCAGACTTATTCTTGCTTATGGGCAGGTCAAAGCGGCAGCGTATTTGCGTGGTACGGAAGTTCGTCAGTTTACGGAAGCAGGTATCAATTTGTATGGAGAATTGCAACGCTACTTTGAAGAAGTTAAAGGCGAAGCATATACCACTGCCCAAATTGTGGATATGATTTCAAAACGAAAAGTAACCTTTGAAGATATTGAGAACATCTTCAAACGGTTAACTGACAGCGGAGGATTGTTCTACAATATGCAGGAAATTCAAGCCGAAACTTTGCAGGGTAAAATTTCCAACTTGAAAGACAGTATTGATGTGATGCTTAACTCTATCGGTAAGGCTAACGAAGATACACTGAAAGGTTCTATTGATTCTATTAAGGTATTGATTGATAATTGGGAAACAGTTGTCGAAGTGGCAAAAGCGTTTGGCATTGTAGTTGGTTCAATGGTTTTACTCCCTAAGATAAAAGCCGCTGCAAATGGAGTTAGCTTGCTTTCCTTTGCTTTTACAAAAGCAGAAACCGCATTACGTTCTTTGGGATTAGCGTTCAAAACATCATTTCCGTTAATAGCACTTGGAGCGGCTTTACAACTTGTTAATGAGTTGTGGAATGTGCATTCTCAATACAACAAAATGTTACGAGAAAGTAGCAATAAATATTATACAGCTCAGTTAAGAATAGGAGAAATAGACGAAATAGCTAAAAATGATACAAGAAAAGCGTTATCATCCCTTGTAAAAGAGATGAATAATGAAGGATTTGAAATAGAGATAAAGCCTAATATATCAGAAAAAGAAGCAAAAGAACAGTTTGAAGAGTATAAAAAACAATATACAGGATTCTTGGAAGATATTAGGAAGATTGAAGCCAACTATGCAGAAAACAGAAAGAAAGGATGGCTGATAGGTAATGATGATATTGAAACAGATTTAGACGAATACGAAAACGCTTTCTATGACTTTATAGCGAAGGGTAACAAAATACAAGCTGAATTATTAAGGATTTCAGAAGAATCAACCTCCTTAGGCAAAGGAGAAAAAGAATACATACAAGAACTAGTAAAAGGAAAGAAAGAAGGAGAGAATTTAATTGACTACTACAAAAGACTTGCAGACTACTTGGAGAAGTTACAGAATGGTGTTCTTTTTGCAGGTAAGAAAAGTTCTATCGCCAGCTCATTTCTTGAAACAAAGAAAGATTTGGAGAAAGATAAAGAAGAAGCAACTAAAGAAATACGTGAAATCTTTGATTCCGTAAATGATGAGGTAATAAAAGGTAATAAAACAAGAGAACAATTTAAGATTTTAATAGATAAAGGAGATTTTTCCAAACAATGGTCTGATATAAAGAAGCAACTTGCATACGATATATATAACTTGGGAGATATAAAAGTTCCTCTTAGACCAGGAATAAATCAAGAAGATCCTCAATCAAACCCCAAACATGAACGTGACATATTAGCAGAACGCATTTCTCTTATCAAAGAACTTAACAAGGAATACGAGAAGCTGAATAAGGTAATGGGCAGCGATAAGGCAGCTAAGACAGTCATGGAACGCTACGCATCCCAATTGAAAGATGTTCAGATGCCTAAAAATATCATAGGGGAAGCATTCTTGCCTAATAAGGAAAATACGGCAAAGGCTTTGCAGGAACTTGCAAAGATTATTACTGACTTTAGGAAGAAGATAGGAGCACAAAAAGATGCTAATGTCTTGTTTGACGAAAAGGATGCAGATGATTTTAAAAAGCAGCTAGACAAAACTAAAGATAACATTGAATCCATGTTCAACAGCTTAGACTTACACCAGAAGCTGAAAGATGCAGGACTGTCCGAAGCCGAAGTGCAGGCTTTGTTCCCCGGACTTGCCAAGACCTTGGACGATGTGCAGAAAGGGATTGAAGCAGAATATCAGAAGAAATTTCCGAAAGGCGAATACCTTATTGCTGATACCGATGCCAACAAGCAATATTTAGCAGACTTAAACAAGCTGAACCAGCAGCGTATAAAGGACAGTCAAGACCTTGTTATCGAACTGACTAAAGCTTATAAAACACAGCTTTCAGATCAGTTGCAGTTAGATATGTGGTATTATAAAGAAAGAAGCAAAATTTATACAAAGGTCTATGATGAACAAACAAAGACGTTTAAGGATGTGCTTACAAAAGAAATGCAAGAACAATACAGCAAAAATTTGAAAGCACAATATGACAAGAAATCGTCTGAAAATACATGGAAGGCATTTAAGGGTACAGATACCTATATGAATATGTTCGACAACTTGGAAAACGTTTCAACAAAAGCCATTGAGAATATGAAAGCCAAACTTGAAACGTTAAAAGAGCAGATGAAGAATCTTGATCCATCCCAGCTAAAGGAAGTAATGAACTTCTACAACAAAATGGATGAACAACTTTTTAAGAGAAGTCCTCTGGAATCGTTCTTAAAATCGTATGAAAAAATTAAAGAACTAAAGTCACAAGGTATAACAGAAGAAGGGCTTCTACAAAGAATTGCTGAGAATGACATTGAAAATACAAATTTGCAACAGCAAATATCTGACCTTAATACGATTATAGCACTAAAAAAAGAATCTATTGAAAAAGATTCTGTTGAATCATCATTTATTGAAAAAAACAAAGATCTTTATAACCAATCTATTTCCGTATTGGAAAGCATGGTTAAAGCAAAACAAGACACGATAAATGACAACAATAAGGAGAATGAAAATGCGAATAAGAATTTAAAATACTTCAAAGATGCAAGAAGCAGCCTTGAATACATGAAATCCGCCTGGGATTCTGTAAGAAATGCGGGACGACAGGCAATGGGAAGCATAGTGTCTATCCTTGAAACAATGGGAGAAGACACCGATAGTACAAGTATGAGGCTGTTAAACATGGTCGGAACTATTGGGGATTTAGTTATACAGGCAGTAATGTTTCAATTGCAATTAGGACTTTGTACAGAAGCGGCAAAAGAGATGGGTGTTGCCATGAATGCTGCATTAGGACCAATTGGATGGGTACTAATTGCATTACAAGCTGTAGCCACCATTCTTTCATCTATATTCGGCAACCATGACAAAGATTTACAAAAAGAAATAGAAGAACATGAAAGAAAGATAAAGAAGCTGGAACGTGAATACGACAAGCTAAAAGAGAGTATAGACAATGTATGGGATATAACAAAGCTACAAGAATATGGGAATGAACTTAATGAGAACATAAACAAACAGATAGTATCTCTCAATGCCATGATAGCCGCCGAAAGAGATAAGAAAGATACTGACTGGGACAAAATAAACGAATGGCAGGAACAGATTGAAGATCTCAGGGATACTTTGGCTGACAGTGCTAATGACATGATAGCGGAGCTTGGCGGTGTAGGTTCCGATGAAAATTTCAAAACATTGGCTGAGAATTTTGCATCGGCATGGTTGGAAGCGTTTCAAGAAACAGGGGATGGCTTGTCTGGACTTCAAGAAAGTTTTGATGATTTTATGGAAAACTATGTAAAACAACAGATACTTCTAAGATTATCTGACAAGTTCTTAAAACCTATGTTTGAAGAATTTGACAGTCTAATTGCAACAAGAACAGATATGGAGCAAGAGGATCAAGAAAGGTATTTTGAACTTCAAGCCCAAATAACCAAGCTAAGAAACACAGCCAATAATTCGGTTGTGAAAAGTGTCGCAAAAAAGGCAAATGCCGCTGCTGATGAGATAGAAAATAGTGAGGAATATAAAAGACTTCAAAAGGCATATACGGATTTTTTAAAGCCGAATGATATTAATACCGAAGCCATCAAAGACTGGTCTGACAAGATGAAGGAAGTGTTTGGTGAATATAACGAGGCGGCAGAAGAAATTTTTAACCAAATAGGATGGGGACCCGGAGGTAAAGCAAATCTGTCCGCTCTCACCCAAAGCATACAAGGTATAACAGAGACTACTGCCGAGGCACTTGAGGCATTACTAAACTCTATCAGATTCTTTGTAAACCAGCAAACTACTGATATAACAGCTATCAGAAATCTGTTAGAAGCTCGATATAGTTTAGAATCACAAGCTGAAACAAACCCCATGCTAATTGAATTGAAAGCGCAGACGGGATATTTGGAGATTATTTCAGATAGAATAGACCGTGTATTCGCACCAAATTCAAATTCAAGGGGAGCAGGACTAAGAGTATTCATAAGTGACTAATTAATTTAATACATTTAAATAATCATTCTGATGGTAAGAGATAGTATAACGACCCAAGCCATACCGGGTGGCTTCTCCGTAATAGTAAGCGGTTTTATAGCAGAATCATTGGAGCACATGATACCTTGGATTATTGTATCATTTGCAGTAGTGATATGTGATTTGGCTTTTGGAATAAGGAAAAGCCTTTTAATGGGCGAAAAGGTTCGTTTCTCTAGTGCAATACGCCGCACAATGGGTAAACTTGTAACCTACTTCGCCTTTGTTTGTATGGTTGTCATGATAAACATTGCATCCGGCAGCAAATGGGATATAGACATATACTCCTGTTTGTTAGTTTGCTTCATTGAATTTTGCTCTATCATATCAAATATATTGAAGCCCAAAGGATACAGCTTTAATATGCTTAAGGCGTTAGGTCTGTTTGGTAAGAAGGTGCTTGATGTAGAAAAAGAGGATATAAATGAAATAATAACAGAAAATAAAAAGGAGGAAAAGAAATGAGTTTAATTGATTTTATTTTTATTGCGCCTTTTGCACTTTATGCCATAATCTACGCATTTTCGGTAAAAGAATCCTGTAATTCCGATGAATCCATAGAAATATGACGTGCATTTAAGCGCTATTCTTAATACATATTCATGCCCGTTTAAATAGCTTTCTGGCGAACGCAGTAAAAGAAATGCAGCTGTCAATGTTGGCATAATAAGTATAGGTATTTCCATATTAAACCTGTATCGGGAACAAACGGAGCATAAACATAACAAACAAAAAGAATAATAAATAGATAATGTAGACGCAGATATGGCAAAAATTACTTGCAAATAAAGCTCTAAGGATTTAAAAGCAGGTATGTATAAATACATTATAGTAAATATTAATGGTAGTTGGATGAGAAAAGCACTGAACACATTTTTCTGTTCAGGAGTATAGCTTCTAATAAGTTCTGATAAGTCCATATTTTTTGCGACAAAAAAAATAGTAATTTAAAGATAAGGAGGAAAAGAAAAATGGCTAATATTGAACATTTCATACCATTTCTTATAAAATGGGAAGCTGGTATAAGTAAGAAAAGCAATGAAACCAATGAGTCTCTTTTTCAAAGAGCAAGAAAAACAGGATGGGCTGATGATCCCGATGATTTAGGAGGACAAACTATGGTAGGTGTGACAATGGCTACCTATGAGGAATATTGTCGTAGAAAAGGTTATCCAAAACCTACGACCGGAAGGTTGATGGATTTGTCATATAACGATTGGAAAAGTATCTTGAAGATGTTGTATTGGGATAGATGGAATGCGGATGAAATAAGAAGCCAAAGTATAGCAGAGATAGTATGCGATTTTGTATGGGCTTCTGGGGTACATGGTATTAAAGTACCGCAGGATTTGGTTGGTGTGATTCCTGATGGCATTGTCGGGCCTAAGACACTCGCCGCAGTAAATTCCCGTAATCCCCGTGAATTGTTTGACCAGATCAAGATTGCACGGTTTGATTTCATCGAGGATATATGCCGGAAACGCCCAGCAAACAACAAGTTCAAACGGGGCTGGATGAACCGTATAAATGATATAAAATTTGAGGGATGAAACAGAGAGTCTATATATGGATTGCGGTAGGGATAGCATTGCTATTGCTGTTTGGATCATGCCGGAGCATAAGGTATGTCCCGGTAGAAACTATAAGGACTGACAGTCTTTATCTTACCATGCATGAGCGTGATTCCATCTACATTAAGGATTCTGTCCATATAAAAGAGAAAGGCGATTCAGTGTTTGTTGACAAGTGGCATATAGTCTACCGTGACAGGATGATTCGCGATACAGCCTATATAGAGAAGGAGAAAGAGTTAGAAGTCCCCTACCCTGTGGAGAAGGAATTAACATGGTGGCAGAAGACGAAATTAGAACTAGGAGAGTTTTCAATAGGTATTATATTAATATTACTAATCGTAGTCATTTGGCTGATAAAGAAGAAGGGAGGTGCAAGATGAAATAGTAACCAAAATGCCACAGGTAGAAGCGTGGCACATAATAGAAAAACTCATAACAAAAGTAATTCTTTCAGGGGCTTAGAATCAAAAAAAAGCCCCCAACGCTCATATTAATATTGCCACATAAAAACATGATAAAAGCATAAGACACTGCACGTTGGAGGCTAAATATCTTCAACAAAATGTCTTATGCTTTGTTCATCGATATATCTTGTTTTATGTGGCATGGCAAAGATAAGAATAAAAAATTAGAAAAAACATGTGCAAGTCAGAAATCTTTGCCAAAATAATTAATATTGTTTCAAAAGAAACAGAAGTGTCTGTAGACCAAATATTATCGTCTGATAAGAATATGGAAACAGTGGATGCCCGGTATCTTCTTGTATTTTTTCTTTTCGAAAGCGGTATGTACCCTTCACAAATAGCCGCTCATATCCATAAGACCAAACGTGCTGTCAACTACATGATATCCAATTTCCATGAGAGGATGGAGAGTGGGAAAATGATGAGAATATATTGGGACGATATAAAGAATTTGTTGGGAAACAACTGATTTTCCATGAGTTATGATCTATATACTTTTGTGCACGGTCGATTTTGACCGGATACAAAATACAAATACTTATGGAACGAACTTATGTTTTTAACCAAGACGGTGGAACCGGCGCAAACAATGGCCTGCTTGCGTCCATTCTTCCGTCCTTGCAGAACCGTGGAATTGACACTGGCTATCTGATGGGGCTGATGGGAGGAAACGGAAACGGAGGTTTCTTCGGAAACAATGGCGGTTTTCAGGACATCATCGCATTGATTGTGATTGCAGCCATCTTCGGTAACGGGAACTTCGGATTTGGTGGCAACAACAACCAAGGAGCGAACGAAGGAAGAGAAATGATCATGCAGACACTTAACCGAAACGGTGTCGACATTGCAGCATTAGCACAAGCTGTGAACACATCATCAGACCAAATCCTTGCCGGTATTAACTCTGTATCACAGGCTATCTGCGGTCTCGGCAACCAAATGGGTCAGAACACCAACAGTATCCTAACTGCGATCATGCAAGGTAACAACGCTCTGACATCTCAGATCTGTAGCTGTTGCTGCGACATGAAACAGCTTGTAACCACACAGGGATACGAGAACCAGCTTGCGATGTGCAACCAGACTAACACATTAGTCAACACTGCTAACCAGAACACATTGTCATTGCGTGATGGTGCGACAGCCAACACGAATGCCATCCTTGCCAAACTTGACGCTATTCAGAATCAGGCATTGCAGGACAAGATCGCATCTCTTACTGCGGAAAAGGCTACTTTGACAGCCGAAATCTCTCAGCGTAACCAGAATGCAACCATTCTGAGTGCGGTAGGACAACAGATCGCTCCTTTAGCAGCCGGATTGCAGGCATTGCAGAGCGATGTTGATGGTATAAAATGTAAATTACCTAACACTGTCCCGGTACAATACCCTAATATTGTAGGTGTGAACGTGGATACATATCGTGCCGCAGCATACGGTGCTTATGCAGGTGATGCTGTATATGGCCGTGGTGGTTACGGATGCGGTTGCAATAACTACTGGGGTTAATCCGGTGAGAAAGGAGGTAGATATGTGGCCTAACTTTTTTACAGGATTTCCGTTCCCGTTTCCCTCCCTTGGCAGAGTGAATTACAACACTCTTCCTACGGTGGCTGTAACAGTCGGTACTGAGAATGTGACTTTGGAGCTTCCTAACCATGCGTTCCGCAACAGGGATTATGTCGGAGGGTTCTATGTCAATCTTCGTCAGGCGATCCCTGCCGGTACGACTGCAACCCTTCCGATACTGATAGGGACCAACGGGGATACAAGACCGTTAATGGCTTATAACAATGAGCCTGTGACTGTTGCAAACTTGGCTGGAACCGGTATCTATGAGATTCACTACAACAAGTATACCAATGAATTGTATCTTGTTAATGGAGGATACAGACCGACAACGGCGCCAGCTTCTACAGCAGAGACCGCTTCTTTACGGAGCAAGTAATAATTAACATGGAGTTTTGTGGTGGTTTCCCAAATGGAAATAGCCACACTCCTTTAAAATTAAACCAATATGTTTCAATCACTTCGTACCAATAACCAGTTATATATACTTCATAAGGATGCTAACCCGTTTATCGAATACGGCCCGGTAGTCAGCGTTTCCGCTCCCAAGCCGAAATATCCTATGGCATCCCCTATGGGACAGTTGCCCCAAATGGAAATGGTTGTGGATGTTGTTGTCTGTATCAACGGGCAGAACACGACTTTCCAAAATCTTCCTGCCGGCATGGATATAGCCGACTTCGGACAGAACGGCAATATCGTAGTGTCATGCTCACGTGATGCGATGAATAACGAGGTCGCTTCTATGAAACAGAAAAGCATAGACATCATCAACAGCATGGATTTTCACAATTCCGTCATTGCAGGGTGTGACAAGATGCTTACGCTATTGAATCCTGAATTTGCCGAGAAACAACGTCAGGAGCAGGAAATATCCTCTCTGAAAGGGCAAATGGCGGAAATGAGCAAGAACATGTCTGACCTTATGGAATTGAACAAACGGCTTATGGAACAGCTCGGAGTGGTTGAAACATCCAAAACAAAGAAATGATTATGGGAATGTGGGAAATATTAGAAGAAGGGCGTGACGATTACGGACGCGGCTTCGGTATGAGAGGTGACGAGGTGGAAGAAGCCTACAAGGAAGGCTGCCGCCACGGTTACGAAAAGGCCATGAGAGAGATTCATGGAGACATGGGCTTCCGTGATGGCGGAAGAAATTATTCAGGATCAGGTATGGGAGAACGCAGATATCCCGGCTATTTCCCTGAATATCCCCGCATGGATGACATGGGAGAACGCAGACGCAGACGCGCCAACGGTGAGTTTTATTAATGGTGGAGGGGTGGAATGCCCCTCTTTTTAAACAAAGGTTATGGAACAGAGATTGGATACATACAGCAGATTCCCATCTGGCATGAGGGAATATCTGGAAGCATACGGCTTTCATTTCAGCAAGAAACTTTATGAATGGGCCGTCTCAAAAATGAAAGTGAAAGACGAAACCACGGGTAAAGAAAAAAAGTTGGAGCCGTGGAGCAAAGATGAAGTGGACGATATGCTGAAAGCGAACGGAATTACCATCGAGCACGACAAGGGTTATGACGTTGCTTATGTCGCAAACATGCTGAAAGCGGATTTCTATAAAAAATCATTGGTTGACGAGGCACATTTGTGCAAGCATATAAAGTGCTACCTTGATGATATTGATGGCGATCCTTGCAGGGCGTTTGACGAGTTCTTTGCCACCTGTATAGGTAAAGGGATTCCTGTAATCTGGTCGGATGTGATATGATTGTTCAGGAGTTCTACATACCAAAATATGGGGACTGGCACGTCAAAGTGTATTATGCGGTACACACCTATTGGGCGGATCGGATCATTATGGACCTGTACCGTATAGGATGCAGGGGGGATTCCCTCAAGCGTGCGTATCGCAATCTGACTGAAGGCAGAATGAATACCGGTCTAACCTATTCGGACTACAGGAGAAGAGAGACGGTAATGGTTATCTCACTAACCTCCACTCCCGAAGAGTTTCAAAATTCGTGGGACCACGAAAAAGGTCATTTGTGCCGGCATATCTCCAAGGCTTTCGGGATTGATCCCTATGGTGAGGAAGCGCAGTATCTTAGCGGATATGTGGGACAGAAGATGTTTCCGGTAGCGAAGAAATTTTTATGTGAACATTGTAGAAAGGGACTGGAAAAATAATAATCGAACAGAAGCGTTCTTTGACTTGTTGGAATTACCGTTTTTACAAGTTTTTATCTATACAATTCTCTCTAATATTGCAAGAATTGGAAAGAATTATATATTCACAATGCCTTTAAACATGTGCTATTATTTTTATACTTACTAACTAATTCTTATTTTTGTAGCATGAAAGAAGATGTAATATTGACACAAGAAGAAGCAGATAGACTTATATCTGTTCCTAAATCTATAATTGATAATAGAGAACGTATAAGTGTATTTGAGCTTGACTTGTCCAAGTCCAACGATTTTAGATTAACTCTTTGTTCATCTGACTCAATAGATCGGAATCCTGATTTTTTGCTAAGAATCTGCGTAAGTGAAAAGATGAGAACAAAAATTTCGTTGCATACACAGGAGAGGAAATTTCAATATTGTCTGTTTAGGATAGACTTTAACGGTCCAAACCATACGAACCCTTCGACTGTAAACGAATATGTACCAAGTATGTTTAAGCCATTTACAGGAAAGGTTATAGGAAGAAACCACGTTCATTATCATGTTCAAGGCTACACTTCTGCGGCATGGGCTATTCCGGTAGATGATGATTTTTTCCCAGTCAAGAGATTTGATTTTAATGAATATCACAACGAATTAAAAAATATTATATCTGCCGTTTCTGACTTTATACATCTCGAAACAAAGATAATAATAACAGGTAATCTTATATATGATGGAATGGATTGATAATAAAATAGCTGAATACTATTCTTGGCTAAAAGATAATACAGCCATAAAAGAAGATAAGGGAACTGGATGGTTTTCGGTGTCCACTCCTTTCGTAGGCTTGTTTAATGACAATATAGAAATATTCATAAAGAAAGTATCCGAATCCGAGATTATTTTATCGGATGACGGTGAGACTATCGGAAATTTAAAGATGTCAGGTGTAGATATTTCTCGCTCTTCAAAAAGGAGATCTTATCTGCAAAAGGTATTGTCCAATCATGGAGTATTGGTAAATGGAGATGAATTGTATATCAAATCAAATGGGGCTGATTTTGCCAAAAGAAAGCATTCACTTATATCCGCTATTATGAATATCAGTGATATGTCATTATTGTCAAAAGATAATATATCTTCGCTATTTTCAGAAGATGTAATGGCATTTGCAGATTCTTGTAATGTAATTTATACTCCATCTTTTATAGTTCGCGGAAAATCAGGGCTTGATTTCAATTTTGATTTTCAGATAGCAGGAAGAGAAAGCGAGCTTGTTGTAAAGTCATTTAACACATTAAGACAGGATAATGTAAGTAGCTATCTGTTTTGCTTAGGCGATACAAAAGAAGAGAGAGAGAAGCAGACAGGAAAGAGCTTCCGCAGTTTGGCTATTATCAACGATTCTGTTCAACCTTCAAATAAGTTAATTGAAGCGTTGAATAAATATGGAACAAATGTATTGCTATGGAAAGACAAGAATAAGGAAATATTCAATGTAGCATAATAAAATAGACTTATAAATTTCAAAGCGGTAATTCCCAACGGTTTTACCGCTTTTTTTATGTTAACAGAATATGGAAGAAGATAAGTTGAACATATTGCTTGAGCAGGCTGATGATGTGCCTCACTGGTATTTCTGCCGTTTACTTGCTGTGATGCGATGGAACGTATAGAGAGGTTCATTTATAGACTGATACCCTTTGTCGTGTTGGCAAGGGTGATATCGTTGTGCCTGTAATTCCCGTTTTTTCTACCCCCAAAAAGATTAAAGAAAGACCAAGGATATTTCCCCTAGTTTTATAAGAGTTCGCATTTGAAAGCCCCTAAATCTTTAGTTTAGCGGTAATTCACTCTATAACCAAATAATAAACCTCTCTATCAGCGTCTGAACAAGTGAATGTCGGCTCATCGAAGAAGTTCATGTTTAAATGTGCTTTAATAAATTTGTCCTTCCCGTCAGAATCCAACAGCATCAATGTTTTGTCTACTGTTTCAAGTTGTTTCTCTGACATATACGACTTCCAATAGTCAGCACGTGATTCATATCCTTCACAAGGTTGGCTTGAATAATATTCAAGTTCTGATACTATATCACCGACCTTCATTTCTTGCACTTCGTTTTCGTTTCCTGAATATCCGAAATAGAACCAATATATTTTCTTCCCTTTCAGTTTCTTGGCTTCTTCAACTGTTAGAACCTTTGCTTCTCCGTTCTCTATTCTATGTATAAATTCGTTCGTTTTCATAACCTTACTTTTTTATTACTGTGTAAAACGGTGCTTCCATCCCTACTTGGCAATACGCCGTTCCTTTTTCGTCTACCCAAACAGCCTGTCCGTAGCTACTGTCAGGGTGATTGGTTGTGGCGGTTACTTCTACTTCTTCACCGTTCACATTGTTTTTCAATATCGCTTCCATCAATTGTTCCGCATCATTTACAAATTCTTCAATTTGATTCATAATAAATTGCCCGTCATGCCGATAGCTAAGCGTTAATTGTTTGCAAAATTATCATTTATAAATCAGTAATTCGTTTTATAAAGTATGTTTTAAAGCATACTTTTAGCGTATTCCGCACGTCTGTTTATCTTAGTGCGCAATGCGGTAAGGCGATTCCGTGTAAACTCTTTATTGGTAGCCGTCCTTAATCCCATTGCATTTAGCTTGTCCGCTACTTTGTCAACATCCTGCGGTGTTTGGCAGTCTTGCAGCATTACGGCAATCGTCCGGTTTAGCTTGTCGTCCATCGCTTCTTTTCTTCTCTTTTCCCCGTTCACCTTACCTCCTTTTGCCTGTCCGGATGTAGTACCACCCAAAGAGGTGCACCAGTTGCCCGATTTTGAGTAAAAGCCGCCTTCTTGCTCTATCTTTTTCTTTCTTGCTTCCAATGCAGCTTTAGTACGGTTCTTTATATTAAGCCGTTCTATCTTAGCAAAAGTTGCCATCATGGATAATTGCAGCTCTATAAGTGGATTCATGTCGGAGCAATCAATATCAAGATTCACGTTTGAGATGATTAACCGCAACCCCTTTGGGGCGAAAAATTCGGCTATCATATCACTAAGTTCTATAATGCCACCTCTTGTAAGGCGTGAAACTTCCGACACTATAATAGTATCTCCTTTATTCGTCTTTGATAACAATTCGGATAGGTTTCTTTTTTTGTACGAAACGCTTCCGCTTATTCCTTCATCGGAAATAATCTCATCAATTTGCAGCCCTTTTGATTCGGCATACTTTGCTATTATATTTCTCTGGCTTTGTGCGTCTTGCTCGTCAGTCGAGAAGCGGTGATAGGCATATATCTTTCCCATAATTCAATATCCGTTTTTAAGTTAATACAATTCGTTTAATTCTTCTTAGAAACCGTTGTGCCCCGTCATTTCCTTCAATGTTCCGCACACTATCCAAATTACCACCAGTATAAAAAACATAGTTCGTTCCTCCTTATTTTAGTTAATAGAAATTTCGGTTTGCTGTTTCTCCCAATCGTATGTGAATGTGGCTGCATATTGTTCACGGTCGTACACAAACACCTGATAACCTATTTGCCCGTAACAGCAAAACAATGGTTGTGTACGCAGCATTATGCCGTTCCATGTCTTACCGTTCAGATACCTTTCCCATGCGAATTTTCCTGCCTCAATGGCGTTTTTTAATCTGTTCATATCTTTATAATTTTAGTTTGTTATCAGTTCCCGGCGGCGGTGTCGCTCCGCTTGTTGTCCCCCACGCCGGGATAGTTGGTTATTTAAACACATGGTCTATAAATACCGTATTAGTTTGCCATTCTCCGCGCTTTTTGAAAACGAAATACCCGCGTATAGTTGCCGTTTCTTTCATTCCGTTTGCAAAGTCATAGGCTGCTTGCTGGTTCTTGCCAAACTCTTTATTTATTGATCCGCTGTTATTGCTTACCCTATAGTGCAGCTTTGCAGGGGCTTTTGTTCTATCTGTAATAATATTCATACTTTCCGTTTTGTGCAATTGCTTGCGGTTAATAATTCGTTATTAATATCCTGCCTACACCTTGCGCGGTGTAGGCGCGTTGTTTCCTTCCGTGTATTGGTAGCCTGTATTTATTGGCCAATAAGGCGATGAGCCTAAATACTTTGCCATGCGGTTACGATAACGTGCGTATATGCGAAAGTATTCCATAAATCTGCCGCGCTGCCTTACATAGCTGCTTATTCGCTTCCATTGCTTATTTAATTGTTCGGGTGTTTTCGTTCTCATATTCGCTTTGATTTAATTGTAAATAATTCGTTTTTTAATCCTTTTCCGCAATCCCGGCAGCCGTATTACTGCCGGGGTGTCATAAGATGATATGTTGGCAAAAAGCCCCAACGTACGTCTATGCTAACATGTGGCAATATATTTTATATTTATTCATTTATTACTTCGTATGTTGGATATATCCATCTCACTAAATCAGCATTTTGCGTTTCACCGCCATAAAGCCTGAAATATGGTTCTCTCCCCTGCTTTATTCGGTATTCTATATCTGTATGCTCAAGAATTTGTTCAGGTGTGAAAAATCGTTCATGGATGAAGCATTTTTCACCGCATACATCAATTTGTTTGCCTTGCAAGGCTTTATATCCATTCTTGTGTATAAATTCGTATATATTCATGATTTAATGTTTTTAAGTTCATAAAACTAGTTCCCGTATATTCATCAAAGACCACGGTTAAGCCGATACGGGATAATTGGTTACTTTTGGTTTTTCCATGTATTGTAGTCATTCGTAGACTCAAAACACATGAAGCCTCCACACACTTTGGCGACATTTGAAGGCGTAAACGGACATTCTTTAATCGCTTGATATCTTGTTTTTACTTCTGCAAAATAAACTCTCATAATCACTTTATTTTATTTGCAATGCTGCGTAGTATCCTCCGATCCATATTAATAACTCTTTCGGGGTGAAATACCCGCTTATACGCTTATTCGGGTAACGTGTTGTTATTTCGCCGTTGTCACCATCCGCCAATATTATAGAGTATGTTTGTTTCGGCAAACTTGATGGATAGAGGGCGAAACCATTTGCCGCACAATATACTTGCAATTGCTTTAATGCTTCTTTTGATGTCATATCCTTAAAACTTATCTGATTCATCATTTTTGTTTAAAAATTCGCGTAACTTATCCCTGTCGGTGCCGGAAATGAATATCACAGCACCGAATAACAAAACCAACAAAACCATATTCAGCTAATTAAATGACCGTCTTTAATCGTCCGTTACCATCCGTAAACCCGTTAAGTATTTCCGCCTCTTTTTCGGCTTCTTCCTTAGTCGGATAGCATTCTATTATACAGTTGTCCAAATTATCTAATATGCCGTAATATCCAAGTGTTAACGGCTTATCCTTGACGGTGTAACGCTTTCCTTTTACTTTCTTCTCATAAAATTCCACTCCCTCAGTAAGCGGGGTATAATGTGATGAAGCGCTAAGCGTGCCCGATTCTATTTTGCAATTAAACTCAATTATACCGGGCAGATCGTTTTTTAAACTGCTTTCCAGGCTTACACCGTCATAAGTTACACTATATTTTCGCTCCTTATCTGTGTACACGTTGAAAATATCGCCCGGCTGCATGTCCTCGCGTACTTTCGCACTGGTTATGATTCCAGCGCCTTCAATGTTATAATAGCGCACGCCGTTAAAGTTGCCCATTTCGGTTAAATGGATATTACCTAACTTCTCCGGTTGTTTCGTTTCTTCCTCTAATTCCGGGATGTATATTTCTTCAGAAAGTGCCGGAAGTTCTTCCACGGCTTCCACCTTTTCGGAAGCCATCAGGTTGCGCACTTCGTCCGCTTTCTTCTTACTGAATATCCATCCGGCACGCTTTTCACCGTTGTAATTTAAAGACGGGTTAAAGCGTCCACCCAGTTCCTTTAATTGCTCTTTGATAGCCTTCGTATCACCAAAAACTGCAATCGCCTTTTCTGAATAGTCCACCATTTCCAAACCTTCAACCGTCACGGCTTCCATTTCTTTGGCTTCCTCAGCCTTTTCAGTCTTAATGCTGCTTTTCTTTGCTTTCGGCTCTATAACCTTATATTCGTCGCTTACTTCTATATGGATGTAAAAATTAGTATCAAAATAGTCTTGCATGCCGTCTGAATCATTATAACGGAAAGAACTAGCATAAGTCGTAACAGCGTCCAACACTTTAAACATTTCCGGCGTTAACTCATTTTCCCAGCCCTTTACGGTTGACATTGTGGACATATAACCACGTTCCGCGCTTCTTGATCCTTCAACGAAAGGAACACAAGGGCCGGATTTTAATTCGATATACATTGAATCAGTGTACATGCTCCATTCAGAACGAATCGAGAATTTAAACTCCGGGAAATTCTTCTTAGCATAAGATCTAACCTTTGCGGATATTTCTTTAGTTGATAACTTGCTGTCATAATTTGAACCAGCCCAACCGTTTGCGGTGTAGAAATTCATTGCTTTCATAATGCTATAGTTTAAATTGTTTATAATTCAACATTATAGCGTGATTAATAGCCTACTAATACCATGTACAGCATATAAACTCAATAGCTGTATGTTATCGTAATATCAGCAAACCAAAGAAAATAAATGGAAGAATATTTGCAAGAATCAAAACAGAGAAGTACCTTTGCTCCGTGTGATAGGAATGAGGTACTTTAGTATTTCGATCCTTTGAGAGCTTTAACATTGCCGTGTTAAGGCTCTCTTTTTATTCCAACACTTAATAACACGCTTTTGTATGTAAACGTACATGCTTCGCTTTACGTTTACCCTTGTGAAAAGTAATCGGATATCTTGTGTTATCACTATGTGATATCCTTTCCTTTTCACAATACAAAGGTGCAAAAAAGTTACCATTCTACCAAATATTTACCTATTAAATTTGTAAATAAACATAAAAATATTGCATGTTAAATAACATACAATTAAAGCCTAATCAGTGCAATATTAAGCCCTTTTGCTTTCATCTTCACAATGTATCGCCTACACCTATTTGCCCTATATCTCCCTTATTAAAGCCGTATACAACGAATCAAACGAGCGTCGCAATGCGTTGCAAGTATACCCCCCCTCCCCTCTATGCCAGTGCAGCCGTAAACATCCGCCCTCTCCCGATTTTTTTATTTTTTTTCCGAATTTTCACGTCTTACAGTGTTGCAATATTTCATATCTACAACATAATTTATTATGTAAAATAATATTATTCATCATTATATCAATATTCATGTTTTGCGTTGATGCTTTCCTATGCAGATTGCTTTTATTCCCCTTTGTTTATTTAAATAATCAAAGGGAGTGAGGTGTTCGCTGTGCTCACTCTTTCTTTATGTTACTTTCTTTCTATGTATTTTGGATTAGACATTTTTCCTTTATTTATATAGGGTATGTCTAATATGCAATGATGTAGTACTATGCAATACAAAGTACAGATATCAATATTACAAATATGCTTTTACTTTTAAGATTAAAAACTTAATATTGAAACGGATTTAAATATATCATAGTGATAAATATTAAAGTAAAGCTTTAATATATGAATTTAATTAATTATATTTGCGTGTATTATTATATTATAATATGAGTGACTATAAGTTTTATATGATGCGTTACGGTGAGCTTGGTGCCGTTTGGAAAGACTTGGAAACGGGTTTCCCCGGATTGCGGTATAAAGAATGTACAGGTCTTAATTCGTATGGAGAGCCTACAAATATGTATGCAGAGGATTTTGCCGAAACAAGTAAGGCGGAGGTGTATGTTTCCAGCACACCGGCATACAAGCAGACAACTATAAAACTGACATTGATATTCTTGGAGGATGATACCAAGGATGATAAGTCTTACCGTGACTTTATGGCTTTCATTACTGGCTCCAAGATTGCCTACCGTGATACAGCGAGGAAGAGAAAGGTTCTGATGTACCTTTCAGGAGCCACAGAGCCTAAAAGCGACACCCTTTACGGGCAGAAATACAAGGAAGTGACGTTTACGTTCAAGAACGTTTACGGACATTCCTTCGGATATGACGAAACTTTTCCTAACGAATAAAATTAAATTCTATATTGCTATGTTTTTAGAAACAGAGACCTTATCAGAAGCATTGTCTTTCGCCAAGCTGAAAGACTTGCCAAAGAAGTTCAATCCCGAACTGGGGCTTACTTGGATATTGGCTATCGCTCTTATCAAAAAGAAGAACCTCATGAATGCCTACGCCATTGTGGAGCAGAGGGCAGACGGACTTATCCAGTACAAGAAGACATTCGGACGGCTTTCTCCTATTGATGGGCTTATTTCCATCCATCCGTATATGTACGTAGATGAAGAAGCGTTGGGAATGGCTATGAAAGCAAACAGACGAACTATCGCCATGCACTATGCTGGCTATGCGGATGAAATCATTGACTCGGACGATGAAAAGTTCAAGGCGTACCAGTTGCAGTACGCTATGGATATGCAGAAGCTGAACATGAACCAAGAGAAACCTAGATTCGGGAAGTCTGTTGTTGATGAAGTGGAGGAAGCGGCTAATCCGGTTGTTGAGGAAGTGTTGAAGGAGAATGAAGCCGTAGCAACGGTTGAGGACGAAGGAGAGTGTATTATTGAGGTCGAGGATGCTAAGACAGCGTTCAGACCGAAGAGATGTAGAAAGGCAAAAACAGAGGAATAAGGTATGGCAAAGAACAAGAAACAACAAGGATTTGAGTTCATCATCAAAGAAAGTGATGTGTTGGAGAGAGAAAACTTCGGCTCGTTTGAGATTGTAATCACGAAAGGATATGCCTGTTTTAAGAACTACACAGGATTCCGGGTGTTCACTACTCCATACGCAGTAGGATTGGACGGTGTGGCGCATGAAACATCCCTCTATGCATGGTTGAAGTATATGGTGGACTTCAAGAAATCCATCAAAGGCAAGGAGAATGAAATGTTCGGGGAAACTACTTCCACCAACAAGGAGTTCTTGGACGGTATGAAAGTGCTTACAGAAACTAACCTTGTGAAGCCTATGACCGTGTTTACTGACATAAATGAAGCGCAGAAAGAGGCTGAAAACTACATGAAGTGGATGGAAGGTCAGATGAAAGATTTAAATAAAGCTATGAACACTACGCCTCCCGAAGAAGACTTGAAAGCTAATGCGGAATTTGAACAGAAGGCTATCATGGCAGAAGAAGCGAAAGAGATGTTTGACGATGGAACTGAAACCGAGAAAGGACAGGTATAACCCGGACAATGTATATCACATCTACATAAAGATGGAACGGCATCCCGGTGTGAAATGGGTGTCATTCAAGGACAAGCAGACCGGAGAAGTGACAAAGGGGCTTTTTATTCCCGATGTAGAAACAGGGTGTATTAAGGTGAGAAACGGTAATATGTTTCTTAGCTTTAAGGCGATACCCGTAAAAGGATGCATAAATACCCATGTGATAATACCGAATGTTTCAAAAGGTGTAGATTGTAATTTGGGTAAATGTGGGAAAAAGGAAGTGGATTTCAGAAAGGCTACTATCGGCAGTATGTATGTTATGGGTGAAATACTTAATGAAGACCAAAAGAAAATAATAGAAAAGTATGTCAGAAAAAGAGGATTTCTTAAAATCGGACGTTGTAAAAAAAGTTGAACGTATCGTGTGCGATTGCGTAAATAAAGTATTTTGTAAGGACAAATATTTGCCTATATCTCCATTGTCTTTATACGAAGGGAAGACAAATATACCGTTCGTAAAGAGAATGGCGAGACCGGCTGTGTTTGTGACTGCGCATGACCGATTTGGGGTATCGTACAGTGCGCTAGAAAAGCATTCTCATATTCATGCACGTAACATTATACGATCTGTAAAGACTTATAAGAGCATTCCTGATTCAGACAATGCCGTAATGATGATAAAAGAACTTATAGAAGTTGAACTAAAAAAATTTCCAATTTTATGAGTGATTTGCTTGCTTTTAAACGTAATGCCATCATGCTCGGTCTTTGCACTGGGTATAAAAATAAATGGGACGCAGCGACAAGTAAGGAAGCGTTAATGGATATGGCGTTGGATTCAAACGGTGTGGAGCTGTTGGCAGATGCTCATAGCTTTGGATTCGGTATGGATATTCAGTATATGAAACGGACGTTTTCTGACTATATTAATGGTAAATGGAAGCGGAACAAGGACGGATATACTTCGTGCCTGTACGTGGACTTTAATGGGCAAATAGAGCAGGATTCCACGCTTACTACGGTGCTTGCTTCAAAGGTTGAGTTCCATGTTCCGAAAGGAAGCGTTTGCAAGCTGTATGTGGGTGCTGAATCTACTGTTAACATTACCGGAGAAGGTATCTGCTATGTGTACTCATACGGTCACAATGAAGTGACCGGCAGGTTTAAGTTAATGAATTGTATACCTAAGTCCGAATGGGCTAAATAAGTAAATAGCATGAAAGTACCAATAGACAATATGACCTTTGCCGAAAGCGAATACCTTAGAGGAAATAAAGTATGGAAAGCCCGGACACTTTATGATTTCGCGAAAGCAAAGGAGTACCCTGTACGTGATATGCCATTGTGGAATATAGACCTGACTGTTGAACCATTTGAGTGCAGTCAGCTTCATAGCTTCATCTTTCAATGCAAACGTGTTCGTGATTGTTCTTTAGACTACCCTATTATATTGGATGAAGTAGGACAAATAGCAGACGGATACCATAGATTATGCAAAGCTATCTTGGAAGGTAGAAAAACGATTAAGGCTGTCAGGCTGCTGGAAATGCCGGCACCTGATAGAATTGAAAATTAATATTTTATGACCGAAGAAAAACAAATACAAGATAGTATAGAACTACTTGAACAAAATGCTTTGCCAATTCCTGATGATGGCGATATGGTTGAACAAATACCATTGTTCAGTTCGTCCGATATGCAGTCAGTCATTGAGGATGGGAAGAAAAAACCGCCTATCCATAGGTTGTGGGGTGATTTTTGGTGGGAGAACGAGCTTGTTTTCTTGTTCGCTGACAATGGTATTGGTAAGTCTATTCTAGCCACACAGATAGCCTACGATATTGCCAAAGGGAAGAGCGAATGTTCAGAAGTGGAGATGCCACCGCAAGCCGTGTTGTACTTCGATTTTGAGCTTTCGGACAGGCAGCTTGCAAGACGGTATAAAAATGCCAAGTTCCCTAAAAATCTTGTAAGATGCACCATATCGGAAGAAGTGGATAGCGAAGAGTTCAGCATGAACGTAATTGACGGTATCAGGAGCAAGCTGCTTGACACGGGAGCAAAAGTAATGATACTCGACAACCTTTCCTATCTTTCCACGCAGACGGCAGAAGCGGAGTATGCCGGGGTAATCATGGACGGACTTACAAGATTGAAACGTGAGTTGAATATAAGTATCATGGTGATAGCACATACCCCGAAGATTGAAGAATGGAAACCATTGTCGAAAACGAATATGGCAGGAAGCAAGATATTGTCTAACTTTGCAGACGGAGTATTTGCCATAGGACGTACAAGGAATGGAGGACGTTATCTAAAACTACTAAAAACTCGCATGGTGAGTGAACCGGATGAGAAGTCGCTCCTGCCCTACTTCAATATTATTTCGGAGCCTTACCTTCATTTTGAAAAAGTTGGTGATGAAACGGAAAAGAAATTACTTATGGGGAAACCTGCAAAAGATTTTTTCACTTCTATTTGGGATAGAGATACGACATCCCCTATTCCTCTGAATGAGCTGGTAAAACTAATTATATCTAAGGATAATTCTAAGAATACTATAAAGGCTAAAGACGGAAATGCTCGAAAACGTATTGACCGTGCTATAAAATACGGCTCTTTAAGGAAAGATGAGTTAAAGAATGTTTTTCTGAAAACAGAAGATTGATTGTCAATTATCCACAAATCATTTAGTAGTGAACTACCGCAAAACTAAAGAATTAGCGGTAGTTCACGTTTCTAGTTCATTTCTTTTTAAGTATTTCAATACATTCCTTTATCCCATCATCGAAACCCTGTTTATACCCTTTGGTATAATCCCCTGTGGTATATACCGCCATTGACAGAAAAAATAGAAGGATACCTAAAGCCTTATGCCAACCGGGAAGTGATATAGAAAACGGCTTAAATGTAATTGTGAGATCTCCAACCCATAATAGGGCGATAATACATGTAGATATAAATAAAATTGTTTTCATTGCTTACTTCCTTTCAACAATTCCGGGTTATCAAACACATTACCAATCACTTCGCATCTATCGCTGACATACCACAATGGGGTAAAGCCACATGCCTTGTTCTTGTAGCAGAACATTCCTTTATGAAATAGTACTTCAACTGTAAATTGGTAGGAACTTTCGCTTTCATGAATCAGTATTAGATCATGTTCGAAGATGCTATTACCGTTCTTATCGGTTATTTCGCTGAACTGACAGACTGTTTCAGGAAAAACTACACAAGTTTTCTTTTTTGGAATAAGTTCAGCATTTTCAACGAGTGTAATAGTTGGGTAGTATCTTGGATATGTTGTCAAAGATCCTTCTATCCACTGTCCTGTTTCAAATTCTTTCCCTCTGAATTTTATTTCACGTTTCATAATTAATATCTTTTTCCGTTAAACTTCTGCTCGGTAAACCTCTCCCATATATATCCACCTGCTGATTTTAATTTTCCATGAACACAGCTTAATATATCTGATTTGTTCACACCAGTTTTCCTATATGCTTCGAGAGCAGAACCAAATATGTTAATAACATTTTTTGTGTGCCTATCAATTTGCTGAATAGGTATTCCTCTTGAACTTTCAAAACCATATTTCCCAAGTTGTGCCTTGATAGGCTTCTTCCCATGAGCAAATGCGTGCTTTATATTTTCAGAATAGGTAGCCCACTCTAAATTACAAACACGATTATCAGTTTTGTTACAATTTATATGATTTATAGTCCTTTTGCCTAAAGGATTAGGAATAAATGCTTTTGCTACTAATATATGGACAAGCCACGTTTTTCTTACTCCATCTTTACATAGCCCGACAGATTTATATCCATAACTCGCATTGCTTATAGTTTTGATTCTACCATATTTTTTATATATTCCTCTTTTATTGTCCACTATTTTGTCCAAAGAGCGAATGCGACCTAAATTACTGACTTGGTATAATCCTTCATAATTTGGTATGTCAGCCCATATTTCATGTTCATTACTCAGCTCCTTATCATGGAAACCGTGCTCACAGGCTGTCTTATAAGCCCTATCACGAAGGGCGTTCAAATTAATATTATCCATAATCATATCAGTTTTAATGCTTCCTGTAATCCGGTTTCAAGTACTTCTTCGTAAGTATCCCATTCCCCTCCGTCATTTGTTCCTTCATAAACAGAACTAGTTATATGAGTTCCATTGTCAGCTTTAGATATTTCGTATCCATAGCCACAAGCACAGTTATATACACATATATGAATATTTTTGGTTTCACGTAACCACTTTTGGGCGACGGATTGCGGAGGAACAGATAGGTATTTATAACAATGATTCAAAGTGGAAACATCTATGAGATATTTCCTTTCATTGAACCCCTTCTCTTTAAGCAGTTTTGCTGTTTCTAATGTTACAAGTTCTTCGGTCATGGTTATTCTCCTTTACACTCTTCACAATGCAATTTATAAGCATGTGCAAACATCTTTAACGTAACAGGATCAAAGTGAAAATCGGACTGTTTCCCTTCTATGACAACAGAAATACATAATTTACCATCTAAAAAGCAAATATATGCCTCACCATCTCCAATCCCTCTAATGGAAAAGGTTTGTGTCTGTACACTATCCATGATTCTCCTCCTTTAGTCTTTTAATTAGGGCATCAGCGCAATTAAGCGAATATTTAGCTACTGCCTCAGAATTAATACCATTCTCGTTTGCTATAACAACTTTAATAATGTCTTTTGCCAATTCGTACCTACGTTGTTCCCAATCAATGTTTTCACTAAAGAAATTAAGTTCTGCCAGCTTGAGATACATGTTTCCCACCAATGCAGTACCATCATCATATAAATCCTTAATCTCTACAATTTCTCCAGTTGATTTTACTCTTGCTTTCATATTTAATATTCTGATTTAATAATAGTACCAAATGAACGATACCGATGCCAAACTATATTTCCACGCTGAATTTCAGTAAGCCAATCACAAGCCTTAAAAACTTGTCCTACATTATATAGGAATGGTCTTTTTTGAATTTTTCTTTTTATTCTTGCTTTCATATTTAATCGAAATACATTACTTTCTTACCTATACATACTTTGAACCTTGAAAAAACTTCACTATGTTGTGTAATATTATTGGGATTATATTTGTTAACAAAACATCCAGTACGTTTATGGTATCTGACACAAGCATTTTCAGGAGATTTAGCCAATACATCTTTTTCATCTATAAAATCAGAAAACAAATCATCTCTGTATGATACCTTATACCACTTAACTTGGTTTCTTATCTTTTTAAAATACTTTGCTTTCATCATTCCTCCTTTGTTTTAAAATGTTCAATCAGTTCGTCTACGGTGGCCTTGCGCCATTTAAGAGATACTTCTAATATACTGTCATTGTCTTTATTATAAACCCAAATTCCTTCGGGTGAAATAAACCACTGAAACTTATCTGTATCATCCCTCAATGCTGCTAAAGCAAGGAAAAGCTCTTCATTGGTTCCACAATCAATCCTACCAGCACAATTCCAAGTTATATGCGGATCTTTTGAATCAAACATCTCATTCGTAATATTGGTGTACTTGGCATACTCCTTATTTGCTGCTGTTGCTAAACATAACTTCTTATTGTCAAATATCACTATTGATGGTTTATACCCTAATTCCTCCAGTTTTTTCCGAAGTTCCTGTGTGTCTTTACGTATAAAGCACGGTGTTGTAAATCCCATAATTATTCGTTTTTTAATAATCCTGATTTCTTCAATTTCTTTCTAAAATTCTTTTCATTTAAGGCTTGTTCATAGTAGCAATTAGGTTCTATGACCGTTTCAGCCCTAGTTATAGGAAGCCCATTCAGACCAATAGAAACATTATGTATAATAGAAGCTCTCTTTATCTCCCCTGTCTTAACGTTAAAAGAGAATAATATATGCCCTGGATTCCTCTTAACTTTTTTAATCAATTTATATTCTGTTTGTTGTTTTTGTAGATACTCTATCTGTTCTTTAGAAAGATCATCTTTTGTTACAATAGGTACTATATCCATTTACTTTTCCTCCATTCCAACTTTAACATATCCGTTTTCAATGCACCAACACAGCATATCATAGGCTGCATCCAATAGGTTTCCTGACAATTTAAAAACAAATGGTTCACATATGCCTATTTGATAACTTATACACCAAGGTCCAGCAAAAGTAGGTTCAATGTGCAGCTTATTTTTTGTACCAAAGTCATTTATGTGTCGCGGTAACTTGCCGAGAATATCCTGCAAGGTAAAAACTCCACACTCTTCTTTTAAGGAATGATCGTAACTACTAGTGTCAACGTAATATAGATTAAAATGGACATTGTACCAATGGTGCTTAATTGCTTTTTCAGCATCTTCCCATAACAATTCGCAACCATCATCATCCGTGGCTATTAATACCATGCTTGCATCGCTTGTATCCAGCCCAAGCTCCTTCAAGTGCTTCATCTGCTCGATTGATAATGCCTGTTTCATTTCTTTTCCTCCTCTGTTTTAATATCCGTTACTTTGCCACGACTGACAAAACAGAAACATCCCATCACATTACACAGGTATGATTCATGCTCCATCTTACACTCTTTGCATTCTTTACATAATGAACATTCACTGCAAACGAAATTTTCATTGAACGTTTTGCTCATTTCATGCAACACACCATCTATTATTATTCCGCTATTTATTTCCATATTGTCTAATTAATTTAATTGCTAATAGAGGGTCTTTATCTCCTATTTGATTGATTAGCTTTGTAAATTTGTCCACTCTGCCATAGTGTCTAACGCAAATAGCATTTGCCTTCATCGAGCGTCCTAATCCGTATAAATACTCCATGCGTGCATTTCTACGGATATTCTTCATTATCTTTTTTGCTTGTCTTAATTTCATATCTCAATCTCCTTTCTCTTTAATCCGTTCAAGTACATCCCTGTTGGCTTCGAGTATCTCATCGAAAGACGGGATGGGCATATAGTGAGTAATACGATATAGGGGAGAATCTTGTAAAAATATTCGATTATCCGATTCCCATTGACCATTTCCATAATACAAGCCAACAAAATATCCTTTACAAGAATCTTTCCATTCCACTATAAAAAACACACCTGTATTTTTTCCCGGCAACCGTTCCTTAACACTTATCCAAGGTGATTGCTTTGCCTGCCATTCTGCACCGTCCTTAAAGCCATCCAAGTAATACGGCTGATACTCGTCATTGTATATGCTTCTATCTATCACGCAGCTTTCTATTGCTGCTTCTTCTACTGTCTGTTTCATATCCTATCCTTTGAAATTTCTCATGTATTCGCAATCCTCATCACATACACCTTTCTTTGCACAGTGAGGGATATTAGTTCTCCGCTCATATTCAAAATTATAACATAGGTTTCCGTGTTCTTTCCTTCTTTCCATAGGACCAAGTGTTCTTGCTGAACTCCATGATTCATAGTCATTGCTAGACTCCTCTTTAAGAACGCATCCATCATCGTTATATAGCTTTCTAACTTCATTCATAATCTGTTCCTATTTGAATTAATAAATTGGCACATCATAGCCCTTTTCAATCAAAAACTTTATTGCATTTAACCCAAGACGTTCTCCATGCCATTTTTCTGTTGACCACTCTCTATGATAGTGGTAGGACAAATCTTTGGTATTCAAAAAGAAAGTAAGTTCGCTACTATCTCGATTATCCTCTTTCTTCTCTGTTTTACGTTAATTGATTCGTACATACTTACCTGCTATATAACAAGTCCTTAGTATCTCTGCATTCTCTTCACCAAAAGCGATTAAGATGGAACCACAACCGGGTGAATCTCCGCGCGTACCATCCGGGCGAAAAAAACGAATCCTATTACGCAAAAACTTCATCGCTATTGCTTTCTCAAATATTACATCTTGAAACATCTTTGAGTCACAACGATTAAAGAGTAATGCAATTCCGTTGCCATGCTCTGCCAACCGATTAACGAACCGTTCAATAAGAGGACGAGAGTAAGGCGGATTGAGCCATACACGACCTTTCCATTCTTGCGATAGTCCGTCATCATTCTTGTTATACATTTGTGTGGCTGTTTCCCAAAGTGGGTTAACCGGAGCACATGGATCTAAATCAAACTTCCCTAATGCATCTATAATTTCTTTCGGTGTGTACCATTCATCGGTAGAATTAGACGATTTTTCAAATGTTGTGTTCATTTCTATCCTGTTTTGAGCCATTTTGCTAACGTCAGCAAAATGATGATTATTTGAAATTAAATTCTAGTTGTATCATCAGTCAACTGTTAATCAACTTCCACTAACTCACCGTTTTCCAGTCTATACCATGTGTCGGCCTTTACAATCTCTCCATCAACTACTACAGCCTTCCAATCGACAATATCATACGTATCTTCCCCTTCTTCAGCTATGACCAAAATTGCACCAATTCCGCCCTTTACCTGAACATTGTTACCTCTTGCCATTGACAAACCATTTGATCCGGTTGAAGCCTTTCCTCTTGCCGTGGCAGCACCATAATCACCAGCCGTGGCAGCCCCGCAATTACCAGCCGTGGCAGCACCATAATCACCAGCCGTGGCAGCACCATAATCACCAGCCGTGGCAGCACCTCTATCACCAGCCGTGGCAGCACCATAATCACCAGCCGTGGCAGCACCGCAATTACCAGCCGTGGCAGCACCTCTATAACCAGCCGTAGCAGGTTTTCCCGGTTCCGCATTACACTCGTTAGTACACCGTTCCTTGACAAAAGATACAGCTGCTTTCACAAGCCCCCTTATATCAAGCTCAGCGCCTATTCTAATTTTTGAAGAACAAACCTTGTCACTTTCTGAACCGTCTATTTTACCGCTCTGTTCAACCTCACAAAACCTTGACCCGGCTGGCGCATAGTAACCAAAAACATCCAGAGGGTAAGGACATGCATGAAAACCTTTCTCACATGCCTTTATGTCGCCTGTTTCTTCATACTCCTTACCTACCTCATACTTAAACCCTCTACAAGATAAATCTTTGTCAAACGCTTTATAAGTCTTTAATTTCTGTTCCATGATATTGTTTATTTGTTGTTATTTTGATATTTTGATTATTTTTTATTCAAAGATCGGGCATTTTCTTCTGCCCAACAGATGTATTCCATGAAGCCTGTAGCATGGCTTTTCGGGAATCGAATCGTATTTACGATATATGGCACAACGGCGGCAGATGCGATGTATACTGTATTTCCCTTTTGCGCCGTAACATACCACAGGATAACCGTCAGCAGTTTTCATGATTTTCTAAACAAATGACTGAACGCATTATCCAAATCCAGGTCCAAATTCAGTTTGGACGGGAAAGATTTAATGTATTCGTACATCTTATAAGCGAGGTTGTCATCATCACCGCACCTGTCAATCAGTGTGAGCAACATGGCGTTCACCATGTCAGAATCATTGCCGAAGTTTTCCTGAGTGGATTCGCTGCAATGATTCACATCACTTTTCAATCTCTTTATCGCGGCTATGGCTGTGTTGAAGTTTCTTTTTGAATCGTGTCTGAGTTCAAAGCCTTCCTTCTTGTATTTCTGCTGCATTTCAAGAAGGTTGGTTTCTAAAACGTCCGTGAGGACAAATACGATGTTGGTTATCGTATTCAGTTTGTCTGTTCCTTGCATGATCGTGTATTTTTTATCAATTATTTTATTTGATACAACCTATTTTAAAGCCGTACAATGAATTTTCCTACATAAAAGCATCAACTACAGGCTTTCTTGTTGAAAATCTTGTCACGGGGCTGGAAATACCGTCTATCGTCTTCTTTCTTCGCTCTGTCAATCCATCTTTGGAATTTGGCGGCTACAAGAGGACAGTGGATGCGTAGGTTCCTGTCGCGTTCCGCTTCCCATTCACGTATCTTTGTCTGCATCTCGGTATTCATAAATTTCTCCTTTTTTCGTTATGATTCTTTCTTTTGAAAACTGTTACAAATTTGCCCGTATCTGTCACAGGCGCACACTCTATGCCCTTTGGCTCTGCAATACGCAGAATTGTCCCCGAAGTCTGAGGCATTCTTGCAGTTCCGGCATTTTACATATACGGGTTCCGGCTTGACTTTCTTTGCCATACTGTCAGTATTTTCATGGCTTCCTCGTCCCCGGATTCCGCCCGACGTTTCAACTCGTTGTACCAAGTCAGGGAAGAATAACCTTCGGGAGGAATGAATCTTCTGCCCTCTATCTCATCCTGCACCCTTTTCCGGTTTATCGCGTCCAGCTCATGATCCCTTTCGGGATTGAACTCCTTGAAGAAGGCATTGCCTATTCTTCTGGCATCAAAGGATGCGAATGAATTATCATACTTCCCGGCCTTGTAGCGTGCGAAAAACAGCATCAGTTCGGAAAGCTTGTAAGCCTTGACCTGTGAGGCAAATGACTGACAAAAGATTCTTATCCCATCGGCAACGCCCTTTTCTTTGCTGTTGGAAGCCCCGAATATGCCGGACACCTGTATGTCAATCCAATATTCGGAAGAGCCACAGCCGTAAAGCGCATCATACTGCATCAGCGATGGACAGTCTGCCATATAAGCTTTTTCCGGGTTCTGAAGGACATACCCCCACTGGACCGGTGAAAATACTCTTTCAACCTCAGAACGGTCTTTCCATCTGGTCAGCCAAGCCTTCTTCGAGGTCTCGCTTATGTTGTTGTAGCAAGCTAAGAGCGTAGGCGTTAGCTTCCTGCTTGCTTGTATAACAGCTCCTATTGTTCCCATTGTTTCGTTGTTTTTCAAGTTCAATTTTCAGCCATCGGGCAAAATGCGATTTTGCATCTTGGGGTGATTTAACAGTTTCTCCCTCGTTTTGGAGCTTCATAAAGAACTTCTCCAAATAATCATAAAAATCAGGAGGCGCGAAATCCTTATACCCACATAAACGAGTATTCATGCAGACAGCTTCCATCCATGAACTATTCGACTTCAATTCTTCATAGCACTCATCCAGCCCCCTTTCAAAAATCCCAGTCGGAATTTCTTCATACGCGCGCGGGGGAGAGAGATAATTATCTTTGTCTTTATCTTTGTCTAATGCGCGTACATTATACTGTAAGGGCTTAGGTTCTACTTTAGGTTCATGGTTAGGTATAAGGTTAGGTTCTACTTTAGGTTCAACTTTAGGTGTCAAATTTTGATAGCTAATCTGATACCTTGTTTTGTCCCGTTGTCCTTTTCCGCCTGATTTGAATGTGATAAGACCTGCCTGAACTAATCTGTTACGTGCTGATTTCATTGAGTTGACCGACACTCCCACGTCAGATGATACCTTTGTATCACTACGCGTCCAGCTATCCACCCAGCCTAAACGATTCGCTGTTTTTAGCAAGTAAAAATAAAGCCTCGTTTCACAGCAGGTAAATTCCCAGTCTTCATCAAGATCCCAAAACTTATTGATTAGGTTAATATAAGTCATATTTCTTTCAAATAATTATCCACCACTTTAATAAACTCGTCCAGTGACCGGACAACCACGTACTTGTTACCATTCGCCTCACATTCCTTTTGCCAGTCTTTTTGTACCGGTCTTTGGTATTCTCCCGGCTTTTTCATTTCCACACACAAAGCTCCATAGAAGCGGTTGCTCTTAAGAAGTATCAAATCTGCAACACCGGGAAGCATACCTTCATCTTTCATATAAGCACCATTCCTTGCAGAACGTCTTGCCGCATTAGGAACAGCAAACAACATATTCCTGAGATGGGGATATTTTAAGCGGAAATATCTAACACAAGAACATTGTATTTTATGCTCTTCATTTTTGGGCTTACTACGGCTGCTTGCCACACAAGCCTTGGATTTCATCTCTTCGTATGTCATAGTTTTATTTCTTTATGTAGTATGGCATTGTTTCAACAATTTATTTATCTCTCTTATTTCTATCTTCTTCCGACGAATAGAGACGGTTAAATCATGAACTTTTTTATCGTTGCTTACTATAGCAAGTCTTTCTCTATAAACCTCTATTTTATCAAATATAGAATCTCTTAGATTTTGCAATTCTTCTTTTGACAGACCTATTATTTTATCTTTAAAAGTATCTGCGTATGTCTTCATAATTTTCCTAATTAAAAGCCCCGAAGCGTATTCTCCGGGGCACAACCATTATTTATTAACCCATGCCATTGATGTGTGGCTCACATTTATTTTAAAATCTTACTAATCCTTGTAATCATTCATGCTACCCCAACCGCCAAATATATCTTCGTCAGTTTCACCATTAAATTGGGCACGTTCTATTTCTTTGTTCATCGAATGATTTAAGCAATACAAATCACTCAGGGTTGAGCATTTTCTACTTTCTATAACGGCCCCAACATTATATTTCATTACAGATTTAACGATTGGATTATCAATGTCTCTCTTACGTACAGAAGTAAAATCACCATTACAAATAAATGGTGTTTTTAAATCTCTAAAGGCTTCACGGTCTTTTATGTACTTATACATTATTTCGGTTGGAAAAGTCATTTCAAGGTTATCTCTTTTAATCATTATCGCAACAGCATCATATAACGCCTGTTCTTCATCGGTCAGTTTAAACCAACTTATATTTTCAAAGCACCACATGATGTAACCTATGTGGGTAAGTATGATATACTTTATATCTTGCCCTTTGTATTTTCCAAAAGTCAATTTTCTTTCTTTATTCATATTAATTATTTTTTTGTTGTGGTAGCAGGACTTGCACCTGCATGATTGTTATGCTGCTCACTTTCATCTTTTATCGCCTACTATGAATAAGGCTCGCTGTTGTAGGTTTTGGTATCCGTTACCGAGTGATTAATAACCCTCGAATACTTCGTTTACCTAATATGCTGGTCTCCTTTTCGCCAACCTTCCCCGATTATCATTTCCTATAATCCTCAGCTTAGAGCATCAATCTACTGCTTAATAGCGTATCTCATTGTTCCGCTATACCACCATATTCGCCCGTCCCATCTTCACAGACCGGACAGGCAGGTTAACAAAAGATTCAATCAAAATTGAAATTATCTTCACCGTCTGGATCTTCGTCCGGAATATCATTACCGAAATCCATCGGAATGAACCAGTCTGAAATATAGTCTTCCATATCAGTCAATTTTTAAGCATTAGGAAATTCTGGTTTAACATCTGAATTTGCTTCATAAGGATAAACATCCATAATAGCAGTTTCCGCTACCGAAGCAATCACGTAGTCTGCCATTGTGCCTTTCATTCCTTCATCCAGTTTATTGACTGCATCTCTCAAGTCGGATGCTTGAACAAGAATGTTTGTGGATGTTTTCTTTTCCGCACCAGTCTTTTCATCCAATGTGATAAAGTATAACTTGCATTTAAAATACCTGTCAGCAGATTCTTCATCTGAGAAAAATATCTCAGAATAGTTGGCACGTTTTATGTCAGAAACAGTAAATTCACCGCTGATAAACGGTGTCATTTCCTCAATACATCTTCCTTCGCTTTCTGTAAAAGATAAAGAATCAAATAAATAAGATTCTGTGACTTTTTTATTCATCCCGTTTTCCATTACTTTCTCGTAACGAATTTTACACTCAAACCATGTGTGCATCATAATCATTCCTCCTTTGTCTTATTACGTTCCTTAATCATTGCATCAGCTATTTGGTAAGCTGATTTAGCCTGTCCTTCATAGTAGTAGTTTGTAACACTAGCTTCTTTGGACGGGAAAAACAATGTTACAACTCTATTCCATAAAGTTCTTCTGCGTTTTGCTGTCATCATCATACACTTCATCGCTTCAAGCGCAATATGATCTCGTGATATGTTGCTTTCCATAATTTTATTACTTTAATTGATTAATAACTTGTCTTTTGATTTTCTTGTACAGCTTCCCGACAAAACGTCCATGCTTCTCTGTCACGTCATCGGGCAAGTCGTTTTTATAAATATGAAGAAGTAACTGGATGAGAAGCACTTCTTGTTTTGTCAAAGTAAGTTTCATTTGTCTATAAGTTTAAGTATATCCATAACCGAATTAACATCGGTAAGAATTTCATTGAAAGTTGGTGCCTTCTGCCCCAAAAATCCGCATTGCAAATACTTGTGCTTACCCTCTCCGAAGATGCGGCATATCTTCGGTCTGCGGTCGTATATGTTACACTTGTAATCGTAACGCTGGAACGGGCATCTGTTTTCTGCAATGTCCTCATTTGTGATAGCTACCACATTGTTTCCCCCCAATTCGGGATTGTTACCTGCATCCTCAAACCTGATTATAGGTCTGACGATTCGATTCTTTAAAGCTGTGAAGTAACCTTTAGGAATTGGGACATTGCAACAACAATTTGCAGAACACTTACTTATATCACATTTTAATCTCATATCTATCTGTTTCTATATTCTCTCATCATTTCCTCATAACCTACATCGCCGTAGTATGGTAGGTAACATCCGAAATCTGCCTGTGCCCACATTTTGAATTTATCCATAAATGAGGATAGTTCGGTAACGGACATTTCGCTTGTCTTGTAGTCCTCCCAATCCGTTTCACCAGTAACAACATTGATTACAGGCTTACGTCCAAGAAGTTTCCTTTTCACATCACGCTTGCACTCGTCAAACGTACAGCCTATCTCTTTCGCAAAAACAGAGAACCACAAGTGAACTGTGTTGTTTTGCCTTATGGTTCTCATTTGCTCTTCGGACAGGTTTCTTTCCTTGACCTCTGTAAGTTCAAAAGGTCTCTGCCCATTTATCAGCTTGTTGAAACGGACGGTTGCCTTTTGAACGTCAAGAGGTAATTTAGGATCGTAACGCATAGGTTAAAATGGCAAGTCGTCTGATTCTTTAGCCGCTTGCTGCGTTGTTGAAGGGGCTGATTTAGTATCTTGACCGTTTCCGTCCTTCTTTGGTGTAAGCAACTCAATCTCCGTTGCCGTGACTTCCCAAGCCGTATATTTAACCCCGTCTTTCTCGTACTCACGGGAAAGCATCTTTCCTTCCACAAAGAGTTTATCGCCCTTGTTGACGTACTTTTCTACAATCTCCGCAAGACCTCTCCAAAGACCGACACGAAACCAAGTTGTTCTGTCTTCTATCTTCTTACCGTCTTTCGTTGTGTATCCTTTTTCGGTTACACCCAAAGACATTGAAGCCACTTTTGAATCGCCTATCGTTCTTATCTCCGGCTGGTTCCCGACATTTCCTATTAATGATATTCTGTTGTGCATGTTATTCTATTGTTTTTAATGTTACACTTCCAACTACTGGAATCTCTTTTAAATATTTCTTATACAAATCAGGATAATCTTTCTCAAACGCCTTCTTGTCGAAATCCTTTCTGATAGTGTCCTTTTTGCGAGTAAATGATATGATATCACCTTTCCAACTATATTCACCGGCTTCTACCATAGCCATCATAACGCCATCAGTTATTTCTTTCTTTTTATCGGACCAATATTTTGCCTGTGATACAATTTCCTGTATTGTCCTCTCCATCTTTCGGTACTCGTCAGGAAGAGTAACAGGGGATATGGAATAGGGATTCACAAACTGTCTGCCTTCCGAATCACATTTCAACAGATTTATTACAATTTCTGATGGTATTCTCTCGACTTCTACTATTTCATGGTTTTTACCTCTCAACCATATACCTATAAGCCTTACCGCATTGCATCCCGGATTCTGCAACTCAAAAAAGTATGCATATATACTCAACTGCCATCTTACGGATTCCTTGTCAAGCACGTAAGTGGTCTTTATATCTCCCAAAGTAAAATCAGTTTCATTTTCGCGATAAACCTTGTCGATACAGCTTGCATAGTGCTCATTGTCAGATACAAGATATTCGGAACATTCGTACCTCAATCCCCAATCATCTTTCAGTTCCTTGTATCCTTGTGCTTCATCGCTGTCATGAGTTATCCCCATATCATCGACAAGTTCGCAGATACTATGGATCATAGTACCTCTTTCAGCCGCTTTCCTTAACACGTCTTCGGGAACATCACGGTATTTATCGGGGAAAAGCTGTCTGCTTATCACGGAAGTTATACCACTTAGTTCCTTATCTCCTAGCATATAAGTATGTTCATTGGGATTGAAAACGACTTGTGATTTGATTAGTTCCATTTCAGTTCTCCTTTCCTTCTTGTCACCGCTTCAACAAAACGTTTGTCACTCTGTAATTCCTTATAATTTCCCCATACTACCTGTAATGTCTCGATTGACAGGCTTGATCTTACTTCCAGCAATGCCATCTCAAGGAAATCTGTTTCTTCACTGCTAACGGATTTAGATTCCTCTTTAGGTTTTATAACTTTCCCCATCTCATATCGGACATTTTTTTTGTTATCAACAATAACAAGCATGTTTATTTCTCGTTTTTCGTTATATCCGATTGATTGCACCTTGAATGTTGTTTTAATTTTTCCTTGGGCATTCAAATCGTCTTTAGTAATGTTTACCCATATAAAAGGTGCGGTATAAAGCTCACGTCCTATACCGAAATTAAAACAGGCACGTTTAAACGCATCAGATGCCTGACCTTTCTCTTTTTCGGAATAGCTTTCAACTCCTACATCTTGCTTGGTTATCCACATTCCTTTTTCTTTATCCCATACGGACACGTTACAATAGAGATTGCCATCTATAACTTCGTGACTTCTTGACCAATTCATAGAACCAAATGTTTCATCCAATAGCCTCATGTCACACCGCGCGTCCTTATAAAGAAGCAATGAGCATCCTTTTTGGGTTACTGTAGCTACACGAGCATCTATTTCGTCAGCGTTTAATAATCTTATTTCTTTCATAGGTTTCCCCTTTTTAAATTACCAACACAAAAAAGGCAGGTCCGCAGTCCTTACAAAGTTCCGCTTCCTGCCATGATATCTCTCCGATTCTTCAAGCTCGTTTTCAAGAGAATCGATTTCTTCATTAAGCAAGGATATATATTTACCTTTACAGTCAGCGTTGAATGTGAGCCTTACCGATTCCTCACTCATTGACTGGACTATATCAAGCTCTGAATAAAGTTTATCCAGTTCATCGCTTATCTGGCTTACATTTCTCATAGTTATAATTTCTATACCTTTTCAAGAAATTGGACCGGCAACGAGCATACACCCTTCATATTAGGATATTTGACATCAGCATACCCGTTAGCGATATAAACAATCGTACCTGTCAGCGTATCACCTATCTCACGTACTTTATCACCTTTCTTCATAACCATTTTATTTTAAGTTCAACTTTAACCGGAGGATTCTCCATCTTGGAAAATCCGTCAAGAATTTGCTCTTTAAGAAGTTTGGGAGGTCTGTCAGTAATCTTACTATCCAAGACAGACAGTTCCTCACGTTCTCCGTCATAAAACACAAGCGTTACGCCTTGAACTATATATGGATTCATGGCAGTTCGGTATAAGTAAGATTTACACCGACACATTCATGTGTCGCACGGATACTGTTACGGTATTTCTCCAAATCATCCACCATAACAGGCATGAACAATTTTACTGTATCCCTGCCACCACTGGCATACACAAGCTGGTAACTTGTTATTTGATATTTCTTTTCCATGATATTTATATTATTGTGGCAATGGTTTCCAAAAATCAATGTCCCATGCCCGGTTAGTATTTCCACATATCCAAATGTTCTTCTTATGCTCACTATCGAATACCAACATCCCGGTATTCACAAATTTCCCGGAACTCTTCACAAGCACTCTTGTGTCCAATGGTGGAGGATCTTTTTCTGCATTCCTCCATTTCATGGATTCCAAAACAAATTGAGCACCTTTCTCAAAATCCACCGATGCTGTTCTTTTGTGCGTAATTCCATGTATACCATTTGCATACTCTCTGGCTTTCTCCTTTATTATATTTATATCCATAATTTAACTTGTTTCCTATTAAAAAGCTCCTGTTATCTTCACAGACTACAGGAGCAAAACCTAAACGACTTTATTATGACAACCTACAGCCACCGTCAGCGGAATCGGACCGCCATACTATCCGTTAAATGAAAGTAGAGATTAGAACAGATAATTATTTATGCTTATTTCCTTAGACAGTACCAGCCATGGACGGTGAAATTCCGTACCTATATTCACACACCGGCACGGACAAATTATGCAATTAACATTATAAACACAAAAAACTAGATGAAAAAATCATTCATATTCCTTTAACTCCTTATATGTCATTGCCACCAATCTCACACACAATAATGAGATAATAGAAAATATAATCACCGATACGGATTTTATAGGACTTTCCGTAACTATCGCACCATAAATCATTCCTAAGGAACATAGGGTGGCAAATATAGACAGGATAAAATTAGCTGTTTTCATTATATTATTTTTGGGGAAGTTTACTGAACCACTGGTGGAAGCTCTTGTATTTGCTTCATAATGTTAGATACTTCATCCGCATCTACATAGCCGATTACATCATTTGTTATTGAAGTGTTATAGCAAATTCCATTATTATCAAGAACTGCAACCTCATAAGTATCAATACCGTTGGAGTAAAACAAAGTACCTTTTAAAACACTTATTCCATATCCGTTCTCAAACTGCATTTTAGCATGCTTTGCGTTCATATATTCCTCACGGATGGAAGAAGGTAAGAGAAATGCATCTTTAGTCATTTCATGTTGTTTAAAAACCAAATCCTTGAATTGTTTTAGTTCATTCATGTCATTTTAATTATAAGTTTGTTCCCCTCAACGGCTTAAACCGGTTGTCACCACGAATCTTACGGGAGGGGATATATTAGATCTTTCAGCGATACTTGTGCCTAACCAAGCATACTCCCACGCTAAAGACAAATTGGCGTGCTGAAAGTAAAATCATTTCAACTTCGTGGCTTTACCACCATCAGACATTTACAACCATTCGACCGTTATCGTCTTATCTTCGGTTGCTATCGGTGTCAATTCCGTTCCACTTGCACCCACCACTATCCACCATCACTGGCTTCGCTTACGTGCCTTCGCAGAAATACATCTTTTTATCGTACCAATATGTCAAAGAACTTTAAGTAGCTCCCCTCAACGGCTTAAACCGGTTGTTACCACGAATCTTACGGGAGGGAAGAAATAGTAATCAGATCAAATCACTTTATGTTTCTCTATGTACCTTTGCAATGAATTTACATTGTACCATACCATTCTCCCATCGCGACAAAACGATACTTGCCCACTCTCCCTAACTTTGCGTAGGTAGTCATCGGCACATCCTAAAAACGCCATGGCCTCTTCTCTGCTCAGCCATATCTTATTGACAGGTTGAACTTTCCCGGAATTTATATTTACCTTTTTCATTTTACTTCCTCTTAATAAATTTATTATCTGATTCTTGTTACAATGGTACCGTCAACACCACTTTTAGATATAAAATTATAACCAATCTTATTCAGTCTTGACATAGTGGCACGTACAACATTTTCTTTTATAGCTTTACTTTTAATAAGCCTTGTTTCTCCGACTGCTATACTTTTTAATGTTTCGGCAGGTGATATTTTTTTGATAACTATCGTATTAATATTTTCCATTATATTTGTTTGTTATTTTATTTTTCTTTATGTTTGCGAACGCTGCCATTTAGCAACTTTGTTGATATCGTTGTTTATTAACAGCATTGCAAAGATAGATATTGTTGGTAATATAGCAACAATATAGTAGATATTTAACGTATAATTAACATTATGGAAACAAGAGAACGTATTATTTCAGCTTACAACCATCTAAAAGATGTAGGTATTATATCATCTCAACAAAATGTTGCAGATAGAATGGGGATTAGAAAAGAAAGTGTATCTAAAGCGTTTAGTGGTAATAAAAGTTACCTAACCAATACTTTTATTCTTAAATTTAATAATGCTTTTGATAATATGTTTAATAACGACTGGCTTATGGAAGGAAAAGGAGAAATGCTAAAAAACAATCAATCCATTGGAGATATCAAAAACTCAAGTGTACATGGGGTTAACGTAAACGGTAAGGATATATATTTAGAATGCCCATTCGACAAAAACGGTATGGAAATTATTGTGAATATGATTAATCAAAACCAAAAGAATATAGAAATGTTTCAAGAACAAATAAACAGGTTGATTACATT